GCGCGACCGGCAGCAAAATGAGGAAGGCTGGACGCCAGAGCATGATCACAGCCACGCCTCGGGAGAGCTGTCACGCGCGGCGGCATGCTACGCCTTCGCATCCTTTCATGACACCCACTACCGTGATGATGGGACGCCAGTGGGCTGGCCTTGGGATGCCGCATGGTGGAAGCCGAAGGACGCCAGAGCAAACCTCGTTCGCGCTGCAGCGTTAATTACAGCGGAAATTGATCGGCTGGATCTCATCGCTCGTGTCGAACAACTGGCCAGTCATAAGGGCGACGACGATCAGTGCCTAAAATGGCCTGAAATCAGTATCAAATTCATGCCTGCGCAAAAGGGACCAATGCCGCACGTCAAGACACCGAGCGCCCACATCCAAAGCGAAATCTGGCAACATGTGAGGAGCGGAGGCCTCTATACGATCATCGGCCACGGTTTGATTGAGGCTGACCTGACACCGGCTACGATCTACCGCAGCCTGTGGGATGGGGCGGTATGGGTCAGGCCGACTGCCGAATTCGAGGATGGGCGGTTCCGCAATCTCTCCGTCGATGAAGTCACAGACTGCCGCCCCGAAGCGGATAAGGCTCGTTAGTCAGGGGGTATCAATGGAATACGAAGAGCTTGTCCAGATGATCGGCCACATCAAGGCCGCAACTGATATTGGCTTTGGGCGTGCCGATGATTTGCCGCCTGACCTGCTGGACGAACTAACCGACATCCAAAACCGACTGAACGACCAGCGCCTCGCGATGTTGGGTAATGGAAGCGCTCGGCCATATGACGTCGCTGACCTGATTAGATACAGTTGACGGATGTCTAATGCCAACCACAGAAAACAGCTCAGGGACGCTGAGGCGTCCTACCTCGCTCGCTGGGGTCCTGTCTGGATTGTTGGGTTAGTCGCATTGTTTTTGGGAATGGTGAGCCTAAAGCTGGCGAGCGAGCCGACGGGCGCTCTAAAGGCCAGCGAGGTTGTCATTCGGCCCGAATGACCGGCGATCGGTTCTCTATCGAACAGAAAGGCGGCGACCAATTCGGTCGCCGCCTTTGCTCTTTTGATTTACTGAACGTCGCCGCGCGACTGCCTGATTTCGTTCATAGCGGCCATGGCAAAGAACGCGGAGCGGTTCTTGATGCTTGCCGTTTCCATGAAGTTATCAATCGCTTGCAGCAATGCACGGTCGATACTCACGTTGACGCGTTCCACCTTCATGGGGCGCGGAATGTAGGGAACCGCCATCAAGTAGGCCCCCTCGTTTAGATCTTCTGCCGCAGCTTTTCGAACATCCTCGATCGAACTGGGCTGCGGAATTTCATCGAGATCTGCCAAGTAATCATCCAAGGCGTCGATCGCGTTTTTGAGTATATCGGATGGATCATCCGCAGCAGCAAAGCACCCTTCAAGATCGGGGAAGTGGACGCCATAGGCGCTCCCATCTTCGTGGTGAACAACTGCCAAATACTGTCCTTTCATGTGTTGCCTTCGCTCTCTCCTCTGAGCCTCGGGTATAGGCTCTCTGGGTATGTCACTCTCTCTCCGTTTGATCCGCGCGAGCACCTTGAAAGCAGCAATGTGCTGCGGGGATCTGGCGGGGGCCGGTCTTACAACCAGCCCGCCGCCTTTGCTATCTGGCGAGCCGTACCGGTGGGCAGGTCACTCTTGGGGTGGGGTATGATCACCGTTCTGTCACCCTTGCGCATTTTCACATGTGATCCTTTCTGCGACACGACGTGAAAACCCTCGCTGAGCAGCCGTTTGATGATCTTCTTGCTGCTTCGTTCCATGTGTAATTAAATACACACCAGCGCCCGCGCGGTCAAGGTTTGTGCGCAAATAAATACACACCAATCCTACAGGGAGCGCCACGTTTTCTGTGATGAGGATTTGATCAGTAGCCTGTGTAATGCGGCGCTGATCTCAGGCTGCCGACAATTCCCGTCGATAGAACCGATCTGGGATATTGTGAAAGGCGTCGTTCTAAGCTAAAGGTTTCCCCGCTTTTCGGGCGGGGGGATCGGGTGCTCTAACACCCTCTCCCATGCGGCACAAAGATTGCAATCAGTCCGCACCGACTTCACGTTCAGAAAAAGCCGCCCGTCTCTCGCGAGAGCGGGCGTTTTCTATTCTGGAATCCCCAATGAGTACAATGGAAAAAGTGCGGCCAGCCGCACCTGTCGCCCCGTGGCTGGGCGGCAAGAAAGCCCTGAGCGCTGAAATCGTCAAGCGGATCGAGGCCATCGATCACACCACCTATGCTGAGCCATTCGTGGGCATGGGTGGTGTTTTCTTCCGGCGGAGCTGGAAACCAAAGCTCGAAGTGGCAAACGATTTGAACGGTGAAATCACCAACCTGTTCCGGATCATCCAGCAACATTTGCCCCAGCTCTTGGAGGTCATGAAATATCAAATCGCATCGCGCCGTGAGTTTGAGCGACTGCGCGAAGCGGAGCCATCAACCCTGACCGACCTGCAGCGCGCTGCGCGCTTCCTCTACCTGCAACGGCTTTCCTTCGGGGGCCAGGTGCGCGGTGTCTTTGGTGTCTCGCCCGACACCGCGCCCCGGTTTCAGCTATCCCGGCTTGAGCCGCTCCTCGATGCGGCACACGAACGGCTTGAGAATGTGGTCTTCGAAAATCTGGATTGGTGCGAGCTGATCCGGCGCTATGACAAGTCGGGCACGCTGTTCTATCTCGATCCGCCCTATTGGGGCGGCGAGAATGACTATGGCAAGGGAATGTTCGACCGGAGCCAATTCGCTGCCATGGCGCATGAGCTTCAGAAGCTGCAGGGCAAATTTATCCTGTCGATCAACGATCGCCCGGAGATCCGCGAGCTATTTGACGGCTTCCACTTCCAAGAGGTCAAACTCAAATACACCGTCTCCAAACAGGGATCTACTGAAGCCGCTGAGTTGCTCATTTCAAACTATGAGCCGCGCGTGTCCCTGCTCTGATCGCGCGCAGAATTTCGAACAGATGGTGTTGACAGTAGGGGCATTTGCCCCTATTTTGTCTAAGCAAGGGGCAACGCGCCCCGCTTACGCCAAGGAGAAAACAATGGCAAACTTCATCAAAACCACACCGGGCGCAGCATGTGACCTCGTTGATGCCGTATCAGCCGCATGGGGCTATGTAGGGGGCATTCAGGAAGCCTATTTGTCAGGCGAGCTGGTGGCCTTCAAAGACGCAACCGGCTGGTATGTTTCGAAGGCATTCGCGGGTGAAGTTAAGACCGCAGCGGAAATTGAAGGCGAGCGCTTGGAGGCGCTTGAAGATATCGCTTCTAAGGTTCTTGATATTAAGACCTTGGCCCCGCAGGGAAGCGACCGCCTAGATTTCCATGACGTAGCTGTTTGGACGCTCAAGGCCGCGCTCAACGCGGCATTTGAGGCGGGCCAGAAAGAAAGGATGGCATAGGTTGCCAAAACAATTCACCAACCTTGAAATCAAAGAGGCCCGGAGCAAGCTGGGCCTCACCGGAGTTGAGATGGGGCGCATGTTGGATATCAACGACCCCAAGACTTACAGAACGTATGAGATGGACCCGAGCAAGTCTCAGAGCCGCGGACTGCCGCCACGGGCTGCTCGGTTGCTTCAGGCGTATTTGGATGGCTGGCGTCCAGACGATTGGCCGAAGGAATCAGAACCCGAAAAGCCGTAACATTTAACATAATTTCACTTATGACGGATGCTCATGCGGGCATCTCATGGATAAACGAGATCTTGTGTAGGGGTGCTGCTGCGACAGAGGATGTTGTGGCAGCTCCGCGCCCTCGGAAAATTATCTATATCTATCAATGCGCTACAGACAGCACATGAAGCGCTAAGCGGGTCAGATCGCGCTCATCGTCAGAAAAGTGTTGATTAACACTATCCTTTTGAGCAATTAAAAGACACTAACACAACGAACAAACGGCAGAGAATCGAGCAAGATCGTGCCAAACACAGAGTAGAATAGAAAAGGGCCGAGCGCGCCAACGCTCAGCCCTCTGAAATTGTAACCTGCTATACAGCAAGGATTTGAACACCCCTTGTATAGCAGGCCCCAGAACACCGCACAATGCTTTTTGTGCGAAGGAGATGCTATGCCCAACGCGATCGATCTTGATCCGGCTCGGGGTTTTGTCGCCCTGCCCGCTTCGCTCATGAACCTCGATATTTCCCCCGGCGCTTTCAGAGCGCTAACCGTGCTCTGCAATTTGGCGAACCGCGAAGGCTATTCGTGGGCGTCACTTGAGCAGCTCGGCGAGTGGATTCGCCGCGCAAAAAGCTCTGTTAGTGCCTATTTGACCGAGTTGCGTGACGCGGATCTCATTGAGACTGAGAACCAAACGCGGAGGAATGGCGCAAACTATCGGCTGAAAATTCGCGTCACCTTTTGGTCGGCATGGGTCAAGGTTCGCAACGAACGCCCCTCCCCTTCCCCACAGAAAACTGAACGCCGAGTTCAGCAGGCCGAACGCCCTACTAAAGTAAAAAACAAATCCATAAAAACACCAGACAGTCGGCCACAGGCCGGTGGTCGAGAAATGGAAATTTTCAAAGGGTGGCAAGCCCTGACGAAAGGTGTCCCATTTGGCCAGTTTGCTCGCCCCGCCCCTGAGACGCTTGTCCGCGAAACCGAAGCCCTGCTGAGAGATCATGAGCCGCAATCGGAACTGCCGCAGTCCGAAGTTACCGATCGGCTGGCTGAGACATGGGAAAAACTTGGTGTACCCTGCCCTGCCCCTGTTCTTCGGCAGCAAGCCATCACCTGTGGGCGTGTAACTGCAGATACACTTGATCACCTTGCAAGGCTTATCTCGGAGACTTGGCAAACTCACTGGCGCAAGCCCCCTACCCCGAAGCAATTCGGTGAGTTGATATCTACTGCCCGCGCAATGGCTCCAACAGACCGCATTGTTGGGATCATCGCATGTGATTACCGTCGATATAAAATAGCAACTGCGCGAAAATAGTGTGCAAAACGGTTTGCACCGTGTATTGAGGAAAAAAAGAGGCAGATAATCAGGAGCGAATAATGGCAGATGTAACTACAGTTACAAGCCCAGCGGATCTGCGGGCGTTTGTGCATGCGCTGTCAGACATGATGTCCCGTGTGGACACCAAGACCTTTCGGGAAGAAACATTTGAGCAGCGGATTGCACGGCGGTTTACAAAGCGCGAGGTCGCAGCTTTGCTCGGTATCGATGTCACTTTTCTGGGGCACAGTGCGCAAGGCGATGCTGATATTTTTCCAAAGGGCAAAAAGCAGGGCCGTGAGGTAACATTCTCTCCCGCTGAGATCAGTCTTATTCGTGGGATCATTGGCAGCAAAACACGCCTGAAGCGCCAACACCTACACTGGCGGAAACCCGGCGACCGCCTCCCTGTGATTTCATTTGGCGCGCTCAAGGGCGGCACGGGCAAGACATTGACCACCGCACACTTCGCTCAGTATCTGGCATTGACCTATGGGCTTCGGGTTGGAGTAATCGATAGCGACCCACAGGCAACCTGCACGCTCTATTTCACCGGTTCGGATGTGGACGCCTTTAGCGAGACCTCGCGCACGGTGATGGATTTTATGGGCGTCCAAGGCCTCGATGGCCACCCCCCTACCCTGCCCCAATCAGCTGAGCAAAACTCTATCTGGCAGCAAACACCGTGGCCGGGTGTGCGAATGATCCCCGGTGGTATGGATGTGATGAATGGTGACACTGCTTTGCTGCGAATGGTTCAGCGAGGCTATCGCAGAATTTATACCTCGCTTCGCGATGCGATCGATCAATGGTCTGCCGCGTTTCCTCCTGTCACTTCGCCGGGTGATCTTCGTCGTGCTGATGGCAGCTTTGATTTCGACCGCTTTCAGGCGGCACAAACCGAGACTCTCGATGTGATTGTGATCGATCAGCAGCCAAGCATGACATTTATGCAGATGTGCGGGCCATTGGCGGCAGACAGTCTTGTGATCCCAATGACGATGAAGGGTTTCGACCTTTCAACATTGTCGGTCTACTCGTCCTCGCTTGCGAGCTATCTGGACGTGATTTCGGAGACGGACCCTGACTTTAGGTTTGGCGCACAGGATCACTTCGTTTTGCCAACCATAGTCCAGGGCGACAACGACAAAGACGTGATGCAGGTTGCGGATCTTCGCGCGCATGGTGGCGATATGATTTCCGAGGTCTGGTACGATCGCAGCGCGGCGGTTGCTAACGCCGCAGAGCGCTATATGAGCATCTACGAGTACACACCGACCGATGGGCGGCGTACCAGCGCCAAGGCGTTCACAGAGAACGCCAATGCAGTTAACGATTACATCGTTGGACGCACCCTGCCCCACCTGCCATCGCGCGGTTTCTCTGAGAATTTCATTGCAGAGCGCTGGGGTGAGTAACAATGGCTAAGAGAAAAGCACCGATCAAGAAAAGTGTAACTGCAGATACAGCGCCCCCTGCCCCTCAAGAGGCGAGCCGCTCCCCTAAGCTGCCCGGTGGGCCGCTTGCGCTCGCTGCTGACGCGACAATTTCTGGAATGCGTGACGAACTGGACGCTGCGCAGGCATCCGTCGCAGAGCGGCTCAAAGACGGGACGCTTATTCTGAAGCTAGATCCGGAACAGATCGATGACGCTGTAGGGAGTGACCGGCAGCAAGAACTCGGGACAGATGATGAGTTTCTAGCGCTGCGTTCTGATATTGAGGCGCGGGGACAGACGCAACCGATCCGGGTTCGCCCTGCCCGCGCTGACTGGCGTCCGGATGCGGCGGGGCGTGCCCATCCTGAAGATGGGTTCCTTTTGCAATCCGGGCGACGTCGCCTTGCGGTCTGTCGCTTACTTGGCCGGAAAGTGACTGCGATCGTTAGCTCCGTTTCTGCCGGAGATGAACGCCGCGCTGATTTGGTGGAGAGGTTTGCGGAAAACACCATTCGGGCAAACCTGACCGCGTTTGAACGGTATCTCAGCATCGGCCAAATCGCCTCAGAGATGCCCGATGCAACACAGGCGGTGATTGCGGAGCTTCTGAAGGTGCAGCGTCCAGAGGTCTCTATCGGGCGCTCTGTGTGGGATATGCGTGATGATCTCTTGACCTACAGTGAAGGTGCAGTGCGGACTATGCCCATGGTCAAGATCCGGGGGCTTGTCTCTGAGGTCAAGGAATGGGTCAGTGCGGGTCGTCCAGATCGATCAGAGCAGCCAAAGGTGCCGCGTTCGCCTGCTAAGAGCGAGGCCCGCGAGTATCGCCCGCAGGGGGCTGTATCTGCAGTTACAGCCCAGCGAAAAGGTGAAAAGATGATGTTGGAGTTTGACGCTGGGGCAGGGGAAAAAGAACTCGCCGAGGCGTTCCGACTATTCTTAGAGGATCATTTTGGGAATTAGGAAAAGGGCCGCTGAAATTCAGCGGCCCTTACCAGTTTAGAGGCTTAGCGCGGCCATTCAATTCCGGTGTCAGTCTGGGTCACCGGGGTGTCGTCGTCCTGCGGCTCGGGAACGTATTCTTGGTTGCGAAATTCCGAAAACCGCCATCCTGTGAAGACCAAGCCTTGCTCTGCCTGCCATGCGTCAATCGTTGATCTCACCAAGCTTTGAAGCTCGTTCAGTTGCTCGTTTGAGACAGGGAAAATCTCTGCCCCTCCATCAAGGTCGCCGTGGTCGTCTTGCGCGCGCTCTTCGGCATTCTCAGCAAACAATTGACCATCAAAGTAGCTGCTAATCTTGATGTTATCGGGTTTCTTTGCTTCTACGATGTATCCACCGTCCTGCTCTTTTGTTGCGATCCTGACAGCTTCCTCGCGGGTGTCGCATTCAGTGTGGTAGTGCTCATCGTCGTGGCCTACCCACCAGCTCCATTTGTCTTGGTCACTCATCCTGCCTTCTCCATTTTGTCGATGTTGCAGAGGTGGGGGCGGAACGTGATCGCCACGACCCAAGGGTTCGCGTCCCACTGCTTTTCGGGCGATTGATAGATCCCGTCCCAGAGGTCAGAGAACCACATGCGGGCATCGTTCCATCCGATCCAGCCGACATTCGGGTGCTTTTCCTCTGCAGGCCAGTAACCGCCGTTCTCATGGGGGTCTCCTCGCTTGCAGCCCTCTGCCCATGCGTCGGCCTCGCTGATCTCCTGCAGGCGCTGAACACGCACATCCGTCACCTCGAGGGTGATCCGGCTCGCCCAGCGGGGCATATGCAGAGAGGGTCGCCACTTGCCGGGCTTCGGTTCATAGAATTTGAATTTGTTCTTATCCCCGTCAGGGTAAGGGATCTGTTCGATCTGCTCTGTGAAGCCGACCAACTTTTCCTCGGCGCGATACCTGATAGTCACGCAATCAGAGGCCCAGCTATGAGCCTGCCAAGCCTCCCGCACCCAGAGGCGCATGCCGGGATGAAATGATGGTGCCTTGCTTTCGTCACCGGGGCCAAATCCCGGGCCTACCCAATCCCATCCGTTCCCATTCCATGTGCAGCTTAGGAATCCGTCCTTCGGCTGCGGGTCCAGCAAGCGCCGCGTCTGGCTCTTACCGGTCCCTGCCTGCTGGATCTCGCGCAGGGTAGCTTGCACCATCTGCGCGTTCATGAGGATCTGCATATCAGTCATCGGACTTCTCCCTCTCCCACGGCGGGGTGTCTATGGTGCGGCATTGGCTCTGGGTGGTGCTGATATCTTCTGCGATCACTGCTGGACTTCTCATGCGGCCACACCCTCTGCGTCTAGCGCGAGGTGAGAGCAATTTGCTCGGACCAGCGCTTCAGCGACCGGCGGGCAGACGCTGTTGCCTACGCACCTGACCTGCACGTCTTTTGGGAAGGCCGTAAAAGACCAGTCGCCATCGGTCTCTTTCCAGATCCCCTCAATCACATAGTCAGCGGGGAAGCCTTGAGCGTTGAATAGCTCTCGCGGGGTGAGCATGCGCATTCCAACATCCACGATTACGAAACTCTGCCCGTCGATCTCCAGTGTGACGAATTCGCGGTCATCCCAGAGGCCATGGGCGCGCAGAAGATCTGCGACTTCGCGCGCTCGGGCTTTGTGTTCGTCGGTGAAGGGCGGCGCTTGGATCTTGGCCTGACAGTGCGCCATGCGATCCTTGGACGTGATTGTGTGCAACGGTTCGCTTGCGGGTGCGCCATCACCGGTGCCGTAATATTTGGCGAAGAACGCGGCGACCGGCATTTGCTGACTGCCGCTGCCTGTAACTGTAGTTACAGGTTTGCGCGGATCGTGGCCTGCATTTTGCTCCATACGAGGCCCGCCGTTCTGCTGGGCTAGGTATGCTGCGACAGGGTATTGCTTCACGCCACCCGCGACCACAGTGTTCAGGGGGCGAGAAATATCCAGAGCGCGTGGAGTTTGGCCGCTTCGCTCGCCGTTTCCAACATGGACCATTGTTGCAGCGATCATGCTGTTCTGATCCTTCTTGCTGGCGCAGATCGTGTGATGAGGGTCTTTTATCGATCGGCAGGCGCCACCTTGCTGGGCGTATGTCAGAACGGGTGCAATCACAGCAGAGTGGCCACCGCCTGCAAGTACGGTCGGGTGCGGGGCGCTGAGTGCTGAAGACCGTCGTGCGGTTCCTTTCAGGCTCATGAGGTGGGGCGAGATAAGGCCCGTCTTCCCGCCTCCGCCAGCGACCGTTGTGGGGGCCGGTGTTGCTACGGATTGACCAACTGAGTTTCCAAACTGCCGCACAAGGGTGGGGGCAATAACAGCGTGCCGGTTCTCTGTGGTCACGGTTCGCAACGGTGCTTGCAGTGTGCCGGTGCGCGTGCCTCGGCCTTCGCTGTGCCCGTAGTAAGTTGCTAGACAAGGGGCTGTCTGTGCTTGAGGGATGTTCACAAGGTAAGGGTCACCTGACTGCAGCACATACCGATGCAGGCCGCGCGCCACGCGGGCTAGGGTGTTGTTTGCCAGAGGTCGCACAGACCGCAGCCCATGCTTGGCCATGATCTCCGCTTTGCTGTCGAAAATCGACGGGCAGGGGATCGACCAGTCAATGCATTCCGCCGCTGTGCGCCACGGCTGCAGCTTACCGGATTTCACAGCCGCGGACTCGGGGTCGCCACTTGTCGCCTCTGGCCAAACGATAGGTTGCCCGTCAAACCGGATGATCACAAAGAGGCGTTTGCGGATCGTGGGCGCGTCATATTCGCAACCGCGTAGCTCTCGCGTTTCCAGCTTGCCGCCGAGGCGGCGTATGGCCTTACACCATGCCTTGAAGGTCTCGCCCTTGCGATCAGGGCAGGGCATCGGTCCTCGCTCGGTCTCGATCAATGGTCCCCAACCTGCGAACTCTTCGACGTTCTCCATGATAACGACATCCACCTTCCCGCCGCTCTTCTGGATTCGCTCGATCCATCCGGGAATGATCCATGCGAGGTCGCGGATGTTGCGGGCGACTGGCTTGCCGCCTTTGGCTTTGGAGAAGTGTTTGCAATCAGGGCTGAACCACATGAGGCCGATGTGCTTGCCGCTCAGGTGGTCGAGCGGATCGATCCGGTAGACGTTTTCAGACAGATGCAGGGTTTCAGGATGATTGACCGCATGCAGGGCCAGTGCTGCCGGGTCGTGGTTGATTGCAATATCGGGGCTGCGTCCAAGGGCTTGTTCGATGCCGGTGCTGGCACCGCCGCCACCGGCAAAGCTGTCCACAATCAAGGGCCGTTCAAAGACGCGAGCTGCATTCAGAAATTCAAGGGGGAGCTGTTCAGTCATTCTGCCAACTCCGAAGGGGTAGGGGAGAACGTGGCCTCTGGACCTTCCCAAAGGTGCAATGTGCCGGCTGTTTCTGACGCGCAGCACACCAGATACTCGATGGGCTTGTCTCCAAACTCGCGCATCAGCTCCAGCGCGTGGTCCCTGCTCGTGACCAAATACTCTGGTCCCCAGCCTTCACCATCCCCCCAAGCGATCGCATGAGGCGGGCCGGGTAGATCCTCGGGTATGGCATACTCGCGGTCGATTACGCCGGGGCAGGGGACATACACATATTCAATGCGCACAGCGGCGTGAGTTGATGGGATGCGCTGTGGCTCTACCCACCACGATCCATCGCCGTGCTTCACGCCGTGCGCGAGCTGCTGGGCAACTTGGTCGAGATTGCCGACAACGCCGGGGCACTCACATGCCCATTGGTCCGCGTAGAATAATTCCAGTCGGGTCATTCAGGCCTCCTGATTTTGATTGAAAATGTCGCCGAGGCCAGTTCGCGTGAGTGAAGACTAAGTGAATTGGGCCTCGGCGACGCCGCCGTGAGTGAGCGGATTCGGGAAGGGTTGGTCAGCTTTGTCTCTGACCTGGAATTCCCCCGATCGGGGGCTGTCCGTTGAATGGGCAGATGGGGCGTCCATCAGTAGCGCGGCGCGGTGTCTTCTTGAGTGCCGCAGCGATCCAATTGCTGATCGCCTCAGTGATCGAGGTTCCTTCGGTGGTGATGTTGAGGAAGTGAACGCAGGCCCTGCTTTCGTCCCATGTGAACGGGGCGGGATCTGGCGCGTGAAGGGTTGCACCATGTTTGCGCATCCAGCTCGCGCGCTCTCGCAGTTTCACCCTGCGTAGTTCACTGGCTGCATTGTACTGATCTGTAGACATCAACTTGCTCCATATTTGGCCACGGTAAAATGGACAAATGTCCACGTCAACAACTGAAAAGGCCAAATGTCCACTTCATGACAAGTGCATATGTATCTGATTAGCGTCAGTCATGGCGCGAAGAAGCGCCAAAAATCACAAGATGTGACGCTGATTCTGGTCTATTGTCCGCGAGGCAATTCCGGCACGCTCTGCCGGATCAGGGCATCGTCCAAAGAACGGGACAGGAATTAATGCGAGAAAAGAAATTATTGGATCTGGCGCATGTGTGCCAAAAGGGGATGGAGAAAAATGGCGTAGAATTGGTTCCCGATGAGGACTTGCGCCGGTTTGAAATCAATATGTCTGATCTAGGAAAACCCGGCGTTCATCCCATGATTTCATCAGCATGGCATGATTTCTCTGCTGGAGATGCTGTGGGGTTTCAGCTTCGCGTCAACGGGGTGTGCGCTGGCGGATTGGCTGCTCGGTTTCTTGACCTTGGTCGGGGTCAATTATGTGACCACCTGCGCTCTAGCTACATGCGGTATTACGGAAAAAACAGCGCTGAGGTTGTCACCGATTTTAACAGCGCAACCGAGTTTGGAGGACGGGTCGTATATCTAGGCGAATTGTTCGTGGTGCCAGAGTGTCGGGGTCTGATCTCGTGGGGCTATGTATTTCACTACATCTTCACGTTGTGCGCATTGCGATGGAATCCAGATTGGATTTACTCATTCATGCGCCATAAGGATGTCGGTCGTGGGAAAGATAAGCAGTACGGATTTTGGCATTGTGCGCCAATGCCCCAGCGTTGGTTAGTCGATGCGCCGGGGCGTTCCGAGTCGGAGTACCTTGTCCGTATTTCGGCTTGTGAAATCGAAGATGCCTCGCGGATCTATACCCATGCTCCCGATCGCCTCTTCAGCGTTGACGGGCTTCAGACCGTGAAGGAGTAGTTGATAACAAACCTCTCACCTGTTCCGGCCTGCACGGGAAGCTGTAGGCGAAAAAAATCTACTTCTATCGGGTTGTCGACCAATGGTTTCGGGATGCTAACTCGGATGGGTGCAGACAGGACTGGTTGCCTCGATTGAGAAGCGGAATAGTAGCTTCGAACAATTTCTGCGCGAGCATCGGGTGTGAAGGTCTGCACGAGTTGATTTAGGGCATCTGGACAGTTGGTCTTGAGCTTCTGCGCGGCTAGGCTTTCTTGCCCCATCCTGATCACCTCTACCGTAGCATCATCAGGGTTAGGTGCGCGAACTAGGTCGAAGTGCTCTTGAAGTTGGTCGGCCTGCGTGAGGAGGCCATTCTGCTGGTGCCACCAACCTAGGAGAGTGGGCAAAATATAGTTGGCTTCCAGATTGGGATCGCCCGACTGGAGGCCGCGCTCTATCGTGGATCTTAGGCGAATGTGCGCAGCAGCCATCACATCGTCTAGGATACGTTCAGCGCTTTTGTTGACCGCCTTCCGATAGTTTAAATCAGACGATACTGAAATCCTGTTTTCGCGCATCATTAGATAGTCAAGGGAAACTCCGAGTTGGTCCGCGACCTTCATGATCAGTTCAATGTTTGGCTTGGGGCCGTTCTCTTTGAGGATTTTTCCGAGTGTCGTCCTGGTGGCCACTTGCTCGCTGAGACTGGTGGTGGTGAAGCCCGCCGCGTGGATTAAGTTTTGCCAGTGAGAAATCAGCTCTGGTGACATAGCGCTAACACCTTCTGTCGTTTGTTAACCAATGGTAGAAAATATTATACTTTCCCCATTGATAGTTGACCACAACCTTGAGGGTCAACGACAAATGTTGGCGTGATGAGTTTGCTACCGATTAATTTATGAGCAGGCAGCATCTAGTCCGGAGAAGAATTTGAAAATCGAGAATATGAACAAAGAAGCGTTGTTAAGTGATATGCGTGAGCTCAGTCTTGAGGTTTCGACCGAGAGGCGATCTGAGCTTTTGCGGCGTTTAATAGAAAGCGGCGCTCCTCGGGCGTTAGCTCAGACACAATCTGCGCTATCTCGATATCAACTTTCAATTCAGGATTATCCAGAAACTCGTTGACAGTCTTCCCAAAGGCTCCAGCGATCCGGCTGGCGTCTTCCACATTTGTAGAAGAGTTTTCCCGAGATTTGATCTTGTGGATCTGAGAAGTGCTAACGCCGCTCAGATTTGACAGCTTTTGGACGCTCATTTTGTGAGCGTCCAAATGGTCAATGAGTGCTTGTCTAAATGTCTTTGTCATGGAGCTACAATAGTGGACAATCGGCCACTCTGCCAAGTGGACAAAAGTCCATTGACTGAAAGTGGACTATTGTCCATAGAAAGGACATGCGACCCAGAAATCTACTCCTCGAACGTATAGCCGATTATGCCAGAAGGGCAGGTGTCACCCCTAGTTCTGTCACTGGAAGGGCTTTCAAGAGTTCACGGTTCTTCGATCGAGAGCTTCGGCGTCAGGAACAGCAACAGGTCAACCTTCGCCGTTTTGATGACTGGGTTAAACAAAACCCCATCGAGGAATCGCAACCCGATGGTGGCGACGATGTGTGAGGCTCGCCAAGAACGGTTCCGCGTGATGCGGATCGCCTATCAGATCCACTGGCTGATCGCGCAAACTGCCGGTGAATGCACCCTTCTGGATATGGCTAAGTTTACTGACGCATCGGTGGATTGCTGCCGTGCGATTTGCCGGTGGCGTGGCTGGGCAACCAAGTACCGAAAGGCCAGTGTTGGTTCGACCGAGGTTCCGCAGGATCACCTTGCCATTGGTGAAGTGTACCGGGAGTTCCGATAATGCCAGCGTGGCAGCGCATCGAGGTCGTTGGACCGGTGACGCTATACCTCGGCGATTGCCTTCAGGTGATGCCAGAGGTCGGCGTTGTTGATCACATGATAATGGACCCGCCTTATGAGGCCGAGACCCATACCGCGAAAGCCAAAGCTGGATCGGTGAGGCGGGTTGATGGTGGCGCGGAGTTTCGGGCGCTCAACTTCGATTGCATTAACGAGATCCGCGACGATGTTGTCGCGATGGGACGGTTCTCGCGAAACTGGTTCATTGCCTTCTGCCAAGGCGAAGGCATCGGGCGATGGGCTGACTGCATCAACGCAAGCCCGTTGCGATACAAGCGCGCCTGCCACTGGATCAAACCAGATGCAGCACCGCAAATGAACGGGCAGGGGCCTGCGCAAGGGGCAGAGCATTTTGTCTGTGCATGGGCGGGCAAGGGCTATTCCAAGTGGAATGGTGGCGGCAAGCGCGGGGTCTACACGCACAACACCAATTCCCGGCATCGGACGGGTGGTCACCCGACCGAGAAACCGATCGAGCTGATGCGTGAGATCATCCTTGATTTCACACAGCCCGGTGACCTGATTGCGGATCTCTTCATGGGGTCTGGCACCACTTTGGTTGCCTGCGCTCAGACGGGACGCCGTAGCATCGGCATCGAGAGCAACGCCCAATATTTCGACCTGGCCTTGGCGCGGGTTCGCAAAGCAGTCGCCTACGCGGCACAGCTCGGCGTGCAGCCCGCTGCACATGTGCAGGCAGATTTTCTGAATCAGTTTGGAGGATAGGCCGTGGCTGCACTAGCGGAGCAAAAATCAGTTATCGCCGCATCGCATAAACTCGCGCATGCCACGGGCCGCTCAAGTCTATCGATCCTTGAGCCAGTTGGGCGTGGGGCCAGCCATTGCGGCGCGCAGTGCGGTTCTGAAGTCGGTCTCGGGCGCCTTAAAGCAGATAGTCATAACTTCCGCCCAAGTCACCTCTCGGTCGGATGTTCCGAGTGCCATGTTGTAGCCTCTAATCATCCCTTGGTAAGTGGCCTGTCTTGCAAAAATCGTCCTGTCGAAGGTGTCGGACTTGTTGGTCAATGTCGCAACATAATCTGGGCAGGTTGGTTTCCATTCTTCGGCTGTGGTTGTCGTCGCACACAGGACCAATGCAGCAATCAATCGTTTCAACTTCAAATCTCCAAACAACAGTGTCTCGCCCACGTTAGGGGGGCTGGGACGCAATGTCAGCAATCAAGCGGAGATGCGCGTGACGCGGCTGCCATAGATGCGGGGCCCATTATTCGCTCTGCATCGGTTTTGCGGGCGGTCTGCCTGTCGTGGTGTGGAGGGTAGGCCGTGGCAGCACCAGCGGAACAAAGGGCAATCGTCGCGATCGCATCATATCTCGCGCTTGAGTTTACGCGCGATGAAAACCACGACACCATGTGTGACCTTCTGGTCAGCGCGTTGAGTGCGTGTCGCTCTCACCTTCCAGTCCTTGAGCCGGTCATCCTCGCTTGCGATCGATATCTCGCGCAAAAGGATGCGGCGTCTCAGCTGTACCTGCGACAGGTGCTGCGGCGCTATCACATGGCTGCAGCGGGTAGCCTGATGGCAGAAGTGGTGCGGCGCAGATGACGGGCATTGATGATCCGCGCCTCATGGAGGCTAAAGCGCTGCCAGTGCAGGCTGTTGTCGACAAGATTGGGATTTCCGGTCTGTCCGCGCGATCAGGTGAGTTGATCGGCCCTTGCCCGCTTTGCGTGGGCCGTGATCGTTTCGGGATCAATATTCGCTCACATGCCTTCCAGTGCCGAAAATGCGACCTGCGCGGTGGCGATATGATCGCCTTAGTGCAGGGCGTGTTGGGCCTCGGGTTCAAGGATGCCCTGTCCTACCTGTGTGGTGATCTGCCCGATTCAATCGATCCAAGAGAGCTTGAACGGCGACGTGCATATGCCAAGCGTCAGGCAGAGCGAGCTGAGGCCAAACAGAACATGTGGCGCAAACAGGCGGTCGATGAGGCGCGATCGATTTGGGCGCGTGCCCTGCCGGGAAGTCGCGGTGTTGTTGCGGCCTATTTGCGATCGCGCGGCATCGTGATGCCCTCGATCCCCGACAGCCTGCGATTTCTGGTGGATCACCAATATGGCAAGGGCAAGGTTCCATATTCTGGCCCCTGCATGATCGCGGGGATCTTCGATCGGAATGGTGAGCTGCAGGCCGTTCACCAAACATGGGTCGATCGCAAGCCTCCGCATGGAAAGGCGTTGATTGAGCATGATGGCGAGACACTTCCAGCCAAATTGGTGAAGGGGGCGAAGAAAGGGAACGTGATCCCGCTCATTACGCCGCCGCATGCGGATACCTTGGTTATGGGGGAGGGTATCGAAACCACCCTGAGCGCCTATGTGGCCGAGGTTCCCGGCTTAAATGGCGCTGCTTTTTGGGCGGGTGTCGACCTCGGCAACATGTCGGGCCGGATGAAACGAGAACCGGGCAAGCGGTACTCAGGCGTTCCAGATTTGGAAGACGGTCGAGCCTTTGTCCCGCCGCCGTGGGTTCGGCGTTTGGTTTTCATTCAAGACGGTGACAGCGACCCAGCGGCTACGCGGGCGAAACTGAGGTCCGGACTGCAGCGCGCGATGCACTTCAACCGTGGGCTGGTGGCTCAGATCGTACCAGCTCCAACAGGTTGCGACCTAAACGATGTACTAAGAGGGGGTGGCCATGTCTGATGGTGCCGAGCAGGTAAGAAGCGCCTTTGAAAAGGCTGAAACCGTTTCGCCAGATCATGAGGGGGGCAGTCCACCAATTGATCCGCCACCCCGCACCCCGGATGAAAGCCCGCCGATTGAAGCCGATGGGGCGAAGTTTCCGCTGAACGATACCGGCAACGGCAAGCGTTTCTCGCTCTACTATGGCGGGGACTGCATGCCTGTTCCTCGGGTGAGTTGGTTCGTTTGGGACAAACGGCGGTGGGCGAAAGATCCTGATGAGATCAAGGTTCGTGGATTTGCCCACAAAGTGCAGGACAGGATCGTCCAAGAGATCCAGTTCCTCGCGCTTGAAAAATGGCAGCAGCGTGAGCTGGACCAAGAGGTTCCGGTTCGCAATCGGTATGATGAATTGACAAGCGTCGAACCTGACCAGCGCTCCACCGAGGAAAGGATCGAGGTCGAAGAGCTGACAGCGAAGCTGGCGTGGATCAAGAAGATCAAGGACCGCCGGTCCAGCATGAAGTCTGACCATCGCAGCTTTGCGAAAACGACCGGCAACAAAGGGCGTCTCGACGCGATGTTGACGGAGGCAAAGGTCCAGTTATCCAAGGATGTGGACCAGTTGGACGCAGATGAGCTGGCGGTGAACACCGAGTCCGGAACTCTCTGGTTTTCCACGATACAGGACGCCGAGGGCGGTTTATCCAAAACGGCTCATGTAGAACTTAGGCCGCACGATCGTGGTGATCTGATCACCAAGATGATGCCGTTAAAATATAATCCCGATGCGCTATGCCCTCAGTTCGACCAGTTTCTTGAACGGGTGCAGCCTGATCCGGAAATGCGGGCTTTCCTGCAGCGCTGGTTTGGGGTGTCGATGACGGGATTGATGGTCCAAAAATTCGCGTTCCTTTATGGCTCGGGTGCAAACGGTAAGTCTGTAATCGTGGACCTCATGGCCAAGATGATGGGCGACTATGCAGCCACAGCGAAGATTGAGAGTCTTACCGGCCGGAACCGTCGCGGTGGTGGAGATGCGACCCCGGATCTTGTGCCTCTAGTAGGAGCGCGGATGGCTCGGGCTTCTGAGCCGGAGGAGGGAGAGCGGCTGCAGGAAGGTACCATCAAGGAACTGACAGGCGGCGAGCCGATCATGGTTCGATCGCTGCATGCAGACTTCATTGAGGTTCAACCCATCTTTAAGCTCACCATATCGGGCAACCATAAGCCTGATATCCGGGGCACCGATGATGGGATCTGGCGTAGGGTTCTGTTGGTGCCCTTTGATGTCCAAATCCCTGAAAAGGAGCGAGACGCCAAGCTTGGCGAGAAACTCTGGACTGAGCGCGATGGCATCTTCAATTGGCTGGTGTCCGGTCTCATTGACTACCTCGAGGGCGGGTTGCAGGTGCCCAAATTCGTGTCCGACGCGACCCTTGATTATCGTGAGGATAGCGATCCGATCGGAGCCTTCTTGCGAGAAAACTGCGTTGTGACCGGCGATCCGGAGGATTTCATAACGGCTCGCGATCTCATGGATGGGTTTAACCTGTGGCTCGATCTCAAAGGCGACACAAAGTGGGGCGCGCGCACTGCGTCTCTGAAGTTCAAGTCTCTGGCGGGTCGATACCAGGACCCGAACACTAAGAAGAAATACGAGTCCGGGAAACGCAAAGTGACTGGGTATCGATGCATCGGGTTCACCGATGAGTTCAGATCCCTATTCGATGAAGCGCCGCGCGACAGCAAAGGCCATCCAGTCGCAGGCTCAAGTGCGGGTGGGACGGGTCTGAGCGGCCCGACCGGCTCGTCTGTGGAGTATCCGATATGAGGGGCGGCGCGCTAATCCCGGCAGGTCTTTTCGCCCCCTTTGCCCCGTACCCCGCTTCAGAATTTCAACGATCGGGCCGGTCCGACCGGCTTGAAACGCGGATGCGCCGCCCGAGTGCCCGTGTCTCGGGGTGCGGGGAAGTGTATAAAGGTCAACGGCTTACGGATCAAAAGCGGCCCCAGCGGCTTGAGCGGCTTGAGATGCGAGGTAACGCGCGCGATTGGTGGTTGTCTGGGGTGAGGGGTGGAATAGTCCTCTTGCGTGTTAGTCGGCAACTCAGGCCGCTTGCGCCGTTCGGGCCGACACCGCGACAAAATCATGCGTTGTTTCAGGCGGTTAGGGCTTTGGGGTTCTTTCACGTTTCAAGCCCCCCTTTTGTTCACTCAAGCCGCTCAAGCCCCCTAAAAAAACAATCGAAACAAAATGTAGATAACCGCAGATGCGGAGACACAAAATATAGAAACAGGAGTGCAGTATGATTGCTCAGCGCATAAACCCAGACCTTCCCCGGCCCGGTGCAGTTGAGCGCCGCCATGTTGGTGTTTGGGAATTGATTTGCTGGGCTTTCCAGCGGGAAAAGATTGGTCTGGACTTTAACGGGGAAGATCTGGCTGAGCCTCAGCCTTGTTTCGGTATGGAATACATCTTGATCGAGCAGGCACGGCTTGGGTGTCGGGTTGATGGTGGGGGGCGTTCGCCCCGTCACCACGATGCTGATATTGTTGCGGCGACTTTGGCGGTTCTGCCGGAAGGTTGCGGTGGCAGAAGAATGGCATGCGAGATTGCTGAGTTGGCACGCAGTGGGATGACGCCGGAATATGGTCGCACTCCATCGGTAAAACCTGCGGACATTGTGGAGAATCAACACGGTTGGCGTGCGAAGACAGAAGATGCAGCAAAACTTGGGCCGGAAGGGTGGCCACATCAGGCTCGCCGCAACCGCAAGGGCGGAATTGTTTATGACGCTGTAAAATTTTGCCCGGTCTCGATCCGCCCCACGGTGCAAGAGCAAGGGGCGATGCGTCGCCGCTATCTCCTTTGGTGGTCTGCACTTTTCGAAATCCGCCGCGCCATGCAGCTTTCGCACCTCACGTCTTTCGTGGTCACAGATGCGATGCCGCCCCGGGCACCTTGGCGCGAAGGGGCTTGACGAAAAGCTGCCCCCATTGACATATTGCCAGCACCACACATGCGCCCGAAGCGGAATCACCGCCTCGGGCGTTTCGCGTTTCAGCTATCCCCATCCTGAAAAATCGGCGGGTCCTTCCTCGGGATCTAAACGTATACGGGGCGTCGAGGCGCATGTGTTTTTATCCGCTAAACCAATTGGAAAGCCTAAACTTTAGCCTAAACATGACCACCGTCACTGCATCTCAACTGGCCGCTCGACTAAACAAAACGAGGGGCCGCATCAGTCAAATGGTGAAGGAGGGTGTGCTTGCCGGTTGCTACACTGGCGAGGGCAGGGCGCGCCGGTTTGACTTGGAAAAATCTTTGGTCGCGCTGGGTCGCAACTTGGACCCGGGCCAAATGATGGGCAACGGGGCAGGGACCAAACAGGCGATCCAAGAAATGGCTGCACCCGCTCCTGACGGCGGTGCGGAGCTGCCCTTGCCCGCTGCCAAGCATCCGGCAGGCGCATCCAAGCTGAATGATGGTGACGGCGATGCCTACAGCATGGCCCGCACCGCAAAGGCGGTAGAAGAAGCGCGAAAGCTCAAGCGCCAGAACGCGGAGGCCGCAGGGCAGTATGTCCTCGCCACTGAAGCGGAATTGCAAATCAAGCGGCTTATGTCGCAAGAGATCGCGGAATTTGAACAGGTTCTCAGAACGGCGGCGCGCGCGGTCGCTGATGAGTTCGGTGTGGATTTCAAGACCACCAAAAGTTTGCTGATCAATCAGTGGCGCACACATCGCGAAAAGCGCGCTCGGCTCTTAGCCCATGCGGCAAACGAAGCTGGTCTGTCTGACGCCGAAAAAGAGCAGGATATCTGATGGGCTTTCTCGCTTCAGCAGCGGGTGTTGCTGCGCTTGCGTTGTCGCAGGCCATGGCACCGCCACCGCCGCCGGATATTACCAAGTGGTGCGAAGACAACATCGTTTTTGACGCACGTTCGCCGATGCCGGGTGCATTCGACATCGAGCGCTTTCCGTTTCTCAAAGAGATCCACGAAACTCTATCGCCAGAGCATCCCGCTCGCGAGGTGACGATCCTCGGATCAGCGCAGTGGGGCAAAACGGTATCGATCATCCAGCCCACCTTGGGGGCGTGGCACGGTAGCACCGCGCTCGATAGTCTTGTGGTTCACCCCACGATGTCTGCGGCGACGGAATGGGTCGACAACAAATGGAAACCCATGCGCCGACAGGCGCCAGACCTGAAGCGCGTTTTCGGTGACGGGATCTCGGGTGGTGAAAACCGCGACCAGAAGTTCAATCAGGAGACCATCGCCCGCGACGGCAGTCTGAAAGTCGCCTCGGCGGGTTCTCCGGCTGATTTGACCGGCACCTCGCGCCGGTTGGTCATCATGGATGACCTCGCCAAATTCGAGATGACCGATAAGGGCGACCCTGAAGCCCTCGCGGAAAGCCGCGCCAGCGGGTTCGAAGAAGCCAAAATTCTGCGGGTATCGACACCGCTGATCAAAAAAACCTGCCGTATCAGTCGCGCCTATGCGCGCAGCGATAAGCGGGTCTATGACGTACCGTGCCCGCATTGCAGCCACATGGCTCCGCTGACGTGGGAAAACTTCGTCAACAACATCGACCCGGAAAACCTAGAGGCTGCGCATTTCAAATGCGAAAGCTGTCAGGGGAAGATCGAGCACAAGCACAAAGAGGCAATCGTCAAGGCGGGCCGCTGGCGCGTCACTAACCCGAAAGGGGATCATCCGGGGTTCTTCCTGTGGCGGGCCTATGCGCCACAGCGCGATTGGGCATCAATCGCAAAAGAATATGCCCGTGTCATGGGCTGGACGCGCACCGAGGGCGAAGCCTCCGACAAAGACAAAGCGCAAACCTTAGAGGCCGAAACCGAGCAGACGTTCTACAACGATGTGTTGGGTTTGCCCTATGAGGTGTCGTCGGGGACGATGGATTGGGAAGTCCTTCGCAACCGCGTCGAGGAAGTGGATGAAATCGAGGGTGCGCTTCAGCCCTTGCCGGTGGGCGTTTTGCCCGCAACCGGTTTCATTTTTTCGGCGGGTGTAGACTGCCAAGATGATCGCACCGAGGTGCATTTCAAATGCTTCTGCCGCAATCGGCAGCGGTACACCGTGCATTACAAGATCATCCCGCACCACATCAGCACCAAGGAATGCCGGGACCTACTGGACGCCTACCTCAAAGCCGAATGGCGCACTGAGCTTGGGTACATGGTGAAGCTGGACGTGCTGGCGATCGACGGCGGCACCTACACCGATGATGTTTGGGATTGGGCCAAAACCCACTCTTGGAATCGTGTGATTATTGTCAAAGGCGGCAGTTCGCAGAACGGCCCGAATATGGTGCCGCAGAAGTTTGAGCGGCGCAAAGACGGTAAGGCCAAGCGCCAACAGAAGCGTGCATTCATCCTGAATGTCTCCAGCATGAAGGGTCAGCTCTACAAATGGGTTGAACAGATTGACCCGGAGGAGCGCGGGTACTGTCATTTCGCCAAGGGCCTTGGCGATGAGTTTTATCGCCAGTTCGCATCGGAGGTTCGCACGCTTGTGCGTCAACGGTCGGGCACAGTGACCGCCAAGTGGGACAAGGTTGAACCATCACGGCGCAACGAGGTGCTGGACACTGAACTTTACGCCGAAGCGGGGGCGCTGAGGAAAGGCTGGGCGTCATTGACCGATGCGCAATGGGATGTGCTGGCGGCCGAGCGCGGATCAGCGCCTCCCGAGCCGCAAGGTGATCTGTTTGACGCGGTAGTGCCGGTCTCTGCGCCTGAGAAAAAAACGAAGCCCGACACGGGCAGAAAGAAGATGTCCGAGGTGTTGAATGTCAATCGATAGAGAAAAGCTCGAGGCGCAACTGGCGGAATCGGAGGATGCTCTGCATCGTCTGATGACGGGCGGTCAGGTCACCAAAGTTGACTACGAGGGTCACGGGACAGAGTTCGCACGGCCAACTGAGCAGGGTTTGCGCCGCCGCATCAATGAGCTGAAGCGCAAGCTCGGGGTTTCTCGGGGCGGTGGATCGCGGAGGGCAGTCTTTTGAAACAGGCCTATCCGCAAATCACAAACATCCGCTTGAAAACACCTCAAGCAACCGCAAGTGGGATGCGGGACACGAGCTTTCGGGGGTCCGCGCCCTATGTGGCCGGTGATCGCGGTATCGATACGCTGTCCAGCTTTCAACCCAGCACGATGTCAGCTGATGCTGAGATTGGACCGGCCCGCCGCACGATCAATGCCCGCACGCGCGATCTCACCCGGAACAATGGCTATGCTGCCGGTGCGGTTGGCAAAGAGGTCGATGCGATTATTGGCGGAAATTTCCGCCCGTTTTTGAAGCCCGACTGGCGCGCGCTCGGCTTGGATAAAGAGTGGGCAAAAGACTTTAAGGAGATCGTCACGGCTGAGTGGCGTGCCTACGCTGAAGATCCCCGAAAATACGCCGATGTCACCCGATCGCAAACCGTCTCACAGATGTTTGGCACTGCTTATCGTGGCTACCTCATCGAGGGGGAAGCGATTGGTCTGAACAACTGGCGGCGCAACCGCCCAACCAAAACGTGTTTGCGCCTAGTTGATCCGGACCTGCTGTCTAATCCAAACGACATGCCGGATGACCAATACCTGCGGGGCGGCATTAGCCTCTCGAGAGACGGTGTGGCGACGGCCTACAGCTTCCGACAGGCTCATCAATCCGATACATGGGCCGGTGTTGACGGCATGAAGTGGAAGACGATCCGACGCGAGACCAGTTGGGGCCGACCAAACGTCATCCATTTCTTTGACAAACTGCGGGACGGTCAAACACGGGGTGTTTCTCGCTTGGCTCCGATCGTGGAAAAGCTCCGCATGGAGGATCACTATTCCAAGGTTGAGTTGCAGGCCGCAGTTATCAACGCGGTGCTGGCTGCGTTCATCAAATCTCCGATGGGGCCCGAGGTTCTGGAGGAGATGTTCAGCGAAGGCGACGGTGGGTCAGGCTCGGGAGACAGCTCTCCTCTCTCTGGCGGTGCAATGGACTGGATGCATCATCGGAGCCAGTTCTACCAAGACAACTCGATCAAGGTTGGGGGCGCACGCATCCAAGCATTGTTCCCCAATGACGAAATCGGCATGGTTCAGACGGCCCGACCGGCTGCTCAGTTCGCTGATTTTGAAGCTGCCGTGTTGCGTCATGTGGCCAGCGGCTTGGGGATTTCTTATGAGCAGCTCGCCAGCGACTGGAGCAAAACCAATTATTCCAGCGCTCGGGCGGCTCTGATCGAAATCTGGCGTGGCTGGACGGTGCGCCGTACATCCTTTGCGCAAGGGTTCTGTCAGCCGTTCTTTATGTCGTGGATGGAAGAAATGGTCCTGAATGGTCGCATCTCTCTTCCGGACAGTGCGCCAGATTTCCGCGAAAACTGGATGCTCTACACCCGCGCCAAATGGGTGGGGCCAGGTCGAGGATTTGTTGATCCGGTCAAAGAGATCCAAGCGGCGGCGATGCGGGTGGCTTTGGGTGTCTCGACCCTTGAGGACGAAGCTGCCGAGCTGACCGGATCTGATTGGTCCGACAATATGGATCAGATCACTTCTGAAATTGCGACAATGCCTGAAGGCGTGTTGCATCCAATGGAAGAGAGCTTTGCCAAGCTACTTGGCCACAACGGTGGCCCGGTGCTTCAGGACGGGGAATAGGTCGAGCCGATCGCGCTTGAGCTGGTTGCTCCCCAAAATTCAGACCTTCGAGGTTAGTCATCATGTATCCACAACTTGCGCAGCGTGTGTTTCACACGCCGCTCCTCGCTGCGCCTTCCAAAGCTGCCGGTTTTGTCATGGGCTTAGGGCCGCGCATCCTTGGTACCGGCGGCGTTGAACTTTCCGGGATCGATGTTGATGCGATCTCTGAGCCAACCCGCTCTCCGCAAGCCTCGATCCTTGACGATCGCGTCGGGCAGGAAATCCGATCCGGAAACGCGCGTCCATTCAATGTTGTCGAAGGGATTGCGGTGATCCCGATCACCGGCACGCTCATTCATCGGGGCGCGTGGGTCGGAAGCTGGTCGGGCGAGATGACCTATGAGGGGATCTCGGCCCAGCTCAAGGCGGCGGTCGAGCACAACGGTGTGCGGGCCATTGCGCTGGAGTTCGACAGTCACGGTGGCGAGGTTGCTGGGTGCTTTGCGCTGGCTTCCGAGATCCGAAAAGCACGCGAGGAAAAGCCGGTATACGCCTTTGTCTGCGACAATGCGCACTCCGCTGCCTACGCACTGGCGGCCCAAGCGACCCGCGTCATTGTCCCGAAAACAGGAAGTGCCGGGTCGATCGGTGTGATCTGCCTTCATGCCGACCGCAGCCAGCAGTTGGAGGACGCCGGTATCAAGGTAACGATCATCGCGGCTGGCGATCATAAGGCGGATGCCAACCCTTATGAGCCGCTGCCTGATGACGTGCGCGAAGATCTCGCAAAGGAGATGGAAGGATTGCGCACGATCTTTGCAGAAGAAGTTGAGCAAGGGCGAGGTGAGGCGATGAGTGCCACCGCCGCCTTGGCGACCGAGGCCAAATGCATCCTCGGACAGAATGCTGTCGACACTGGTCTGGCAGATGAAGTGGCAAACCCGAAAGAGGCATTTGAAGCGTTTGCCGCCGAATTCAGTTGGCGGCGTTCGCCGCTTGGAAAGCAAGCACAGAAAGAAGGATCTTCGACTATGAGCACCAAAGATGCTGACAAAAACAAACCAGCGGCCACATCCGAGCAGGTCACGGGTGACGATGGGGCCACCGAAACCAATGACACCACCACCGACAATGGTGCTGGGGTAACAGGGGAAGGCTCCGACGCGGGCGGAGCTTCTGATGCAGGTGCGAGTGCCTCGGTCGAGGGAGCGCCATCTGCAAATGCCGCGTCTGATGAGCGCAATCGCATCATGGGTATTTTGAACTGCGATGAAGCCAAAGGTCGCAGCGCCTTGGCGAATAGCTTGGCGGGCGATCCTAATATGACGCTGGAGCAGGCCAAAAAGCACCTCGCAGCCGCGCCGAAGGAAAAGGCCGGCCAGACCCTCGATAGCCAGATGCAAGCCGAGGGCGACAGCGATCTGGATGCAGCACCCCCACCGAGTGGTCGCTCTGGCTTGGCTGCGAAAGCCAAGGCGCGGTTCAACAATTGAACCCAGCCAATAATTTCAACTGATCACGAAGGGCGGCTCGACCGCCCTTTTTATGTTTCTGCACAAGAGAGGACGCGAACATGACAACGCTGACTGAAGGTAATCGAGCCGGTGATTTCGTGGCTTGGGAAGAGGACGGCATGTACAGCCGAGGTGTTGGCACCATTGGCGCGGGTGCAAACTATCAACCCGGTGCTGTGCTTGGTGAAATCACAGCCACGAAAAAGCTCGTCTATTGGAACCCCAATGCCGCCGATGGCTCTGAAACGGTTGCTGCAGTGCTGCGCACCCCTGCGTATGCGGCTGAAGCCGATGTGACGGATGCGGTTCTCATGAAGCGCCACTGCCGCTTGAAGCGGCACGGTTTGGTTTATGGGCCGGATGTGACCACCCCGGCACATCGCGAAGCAGCGGCACAGGCTCTCGAAGCCTTGGGCATGCTGGTTTCGTAAGCCACCACTTTCACTGAAATCCGCGCCTGATTGGCGCAACAAGATAAGGGAGCCAATCATGGCCCATATTGATATTTTTACAGGTGATGCATTCGCCGCCCGCGAATTGTCCGAGTCCGTTCGCGAGATTCCCAACCAGTGGGGTCAGCTCGGCAACATGGGGTTGTTTACTCCTCGCTCGATCCGGGGCACCAAGTTCTCGATCGAAAGCAAGGCAGGTGTTCTTCATCTCGTGCAATCGTCAACGCGCGGTACGCCGTTGCCGTCTCAGCCACGTGGCAAACGTGCTATGCGCCCGTTTGAGACGTTCCGTTTTGGTTTGAGTGATCAGATCACGGCGGATGATGTTGACGGCGTTCGGGCGTTTGGTTCCGAAAGCGAGCTGTCGCAGGTCGAAGACATCGTTCTCGACGTTCAGACCGATTTGCGCGGCAGCGTTGATGTGACGCGCGAATACCTCCGGATGGGAGCGCTGAAAGGCGTGGTGCTTGATGCTGATGGCACTGAGCTCATCAATCTATACGATGCGTTTGGTATTCAGAAGAAGACAATCGACTTCCGTTTTTCTGATGCCACAACCAAAATTGGCGAGAAATGCCGGGATGTCACCCGTCACATCAAGCGCAATCTCAAGGGCGATGTGATGACCGGCGTCCAGTGTCTGATGGAAGAGGGTTTCACAGACTACCTGTTTGAGCATCAAGATTTCCGTGAGCGTTTTGATAAATTCGCCAATGCCACCGGCAAAGACCCGCTGCGGGATGACGCCTCGGATGGTTTGAACTTCCAAGGCATCTACTTCAAGGAATACGCGGGCGAGGCGGAGGTTCCGCAAGGGGACGGATCGTCGGTTGTGCGTCAATTCATGCCGCAGAATGAGGCGATGTTCTTCCCGCTCGGCACCCGTCAGACCTTCCGCGACTTCAACGGCTCGGCGGACTATATGGACCTGATCAACCAGCCCGGTCAGCCGATGTATTCGGCCCTGTTCCGTGATCCCAAGCGCAACGCCTATGTTGACGTTGAGGTGATGATGCAGACGCTCCCGATGTGTCTGCGCCCGGGTGCGGTCGTGAACGGCACCACCACCTGATCCTTCTGAAATCAACCTGAAACCCGACTGAATCGCAGCCCAGTGGGCTGCGGTTTTGTTCCCTGTATTGGAGGCATCAATGCCCAAGACTGAAGCAACTCAAATGGTCGAAGTCAAAATGACTGAAGACTACACCTATCGTGTCGACGGTTCTCGCAAACGTACTTTGCCCAAAGGGTGGATCGGCAGCGTTCACGGCAATGTCGCGGATAAGATTGAATCCGAAGGCAAAGGTTCCAAAACCGCCGTTCAGGTCGACTCTGAAAAGCCAAAGGGTGGCCGGAAAAAAGCCTCTGGTGCCCCCCGGAAGCCTGCAGCTCCGAAGAAAGCGCCAAAGTCCTCTGACGGTGGGGCCAAGACAGACGTCAGCAGCGCGCAGGCAGGCAATCAGGCGGCTTCGACATCGCCCGCCAGTGATGCCAACAAATCCGACCCTGCATCGGGTGCGGCAAGCGGCAGCAACGCGGCTGGTGATGAGAGCAATGCCGCTGGCGGCACCGGCTCCGGTGATCCCGGTTCGGATGATGGGGACACTGAGTGAACCCGTTTCAGTTGGCGATTGATGCCACTTTTGACCGCCTCGGGGTTGAGGCGGTCATTGAACAGGCCTCACTCCAGCGCACCGTCAAAATCATGCCGTTCGAAGATGATGATTTCGGTGATTTTGGCGACACGCGCGTCAAGGCCTCCGGCGGGACATACCAAATTCGAGCGACTGAATTTGAGGGTTTCTCGAAGGGTGCGGTTCTGACGGTGGGGACGAAGCGCCGGAAGGTTCAGGGCATCGATTGCAAGGATTCACGGCGCTTGAAGCGCATTCTGCGGACGGTACCAGCGTGAAACTCAATGTCTCCCTGCTCGGCAATCTTGAGCGCCAAGTTGAAGAAGAGCTCGATTTGCGCTCGCGCGCGATCACAGGCGGGGTCGTGCATGCGACCGAAGACCTGAAGCACGCGCTGCAGGTGGATGTTGTGCGCGCGGGCTTGGGACGTCGTCTCGCGAAAACTTGGCGCTCAAACAAGTATCCGGGCACGGGACACTCTCTCGGCGCTGCCGGTGCCGTTTTTACGCGCTCGCCAAAGCTGATCCGCGCCTTTGATGAAGGCACCGTGATTAGATCTGCTGATGGGTTCTGGTTGGCCATCCCAACCGAACATGCCCCAAAGCGTGGCCGGGGTCGAAAACGGATAAACCCTTCCAATTTCCCAGAGGACCAGCTTGGGAAGCTAAGGTTCGTCTATCGGCCCAAGGTGTCGTTGCTTGTGGTCGACAACCAGCGGGAGCGCCGAGGCAAACGCGGTGGTTTTGCACCATCGCGCAGCAAGCGCGCCCTGAAGACCGGCAACGGTCTCTCTACCGTCATCATGTTTTTTCTTGTGCCCCAAGTGCGCCTGAAACGCCGATTGAACGTGACTTCGATCGAGCAAAAGGCGGGCCGGGATCTGCCGGGGTACGTGGATCAGGAATATCGCCGTTTGAGCGGCAAAGGGGGCTAAGCATGCCATCTAAACAGGAAGCCGTCATTCTGGCGATCCAGAACGCGCTGGCGGCACATCCCGCATTGGTGATGCGCGAAGAGGTGTTGCCACAGGAGTGCCCACCCGAAGGGTTGATCAACATCCTCGATGAGGATGCCGTCGAGGTTGGCTATCAGCTCGGCAGCAAAGTCCGCGAATGGCAACGCGGGATCGAACTTGAAATTGTTGTCTTCAGCTTAGACGTAAACGAGCTGCCCGACCTCATCGATGCTGCCAGCACCACTGCCGTGGAACTGCTCATGACGGGCGACTATGGCGATTTGATTACCAGCATTCAGATCGGGGCACCGCAGGGTGCCGATGATATCCCGATGTCTGATGCCGTTTATCTGCGGGGGGCTTCGATACCAGCCACCCTTTTCTTTGAGACCTCTGACAATCCGATGGAGACATACACATGACGACAGCTCGTGGAGATCAAGCGCGCCTGATGGTTCGCACGCAGGCCGCTTTCGAGACGCCAGAAGTCGCTGGGGCGTCCAAATTTTATGCGATGCCCTTTTACAGCTACAACGTGGTGCCGAGTGAAGACTTGAGCCAAGATGATGCGATCTATGGCGACAACAATCCCGGCGATGCCGTGGCGGGGCTACGCAACCTGTCAGGCGACCTCGTTGTGCCTGTGGGCATCAATTCGTTCGGTTGGCACCTACAGAAGATGTTCGGCGCTCCGACCACGACCGAGATCTCGGTTGGTGCCGTTTGGGAGCATGTCTTTGAGACAATCGCCCTTCCCGGTCTGCAGCTTGCCACTCATGGCATCAGCCACCGGGGTGTTGATCGGCACTTCATTCAGGACAGCATTGCCTACACCAGCATGAACCTGAGCGGCAAAAAGAATGGCGAGCGCGTGCGTGCGACATTCAATTTGATGGGGCGCGAAGAGATCACCGCTGGGGCCACGCTCGATGCCACGCCGGTTGAATACGCGCCAGACCCGGTGCCGGTTGGGTTCACTGGCAAGTGTCAAATCGACAATGCCGATGCGGCGTCGATCACCGAAGCGACACTAAACTTCAGCCGCGGCATTGAGCCGGACCAAGAAAGCCTGAATGGCAAGGCGACCGCGGCTGGCATTGATGACGGGGTTTGGGGCCTCGAGGGTTCCCTTGGCATGCGGTTCAAAGACATGCAGGGCTATGATCTCGCAAACTCTGGACAGGCGTTCAATCTGGCGCTGAACTGGCAACTAAATGCCGACGCTTTCCTGACGGTGGTCGCGCCGAGCGTGCGCCTTGAGCGCAACGGCTACGCGATCGGTGGGCGTGGGAATATCAGCGGAAACTTCAACTTCCGCACCAACCGTCCCGCTGCGGGCGAGCCTGTTCTGCGGGCGATCCTGCGCAACGGCACCGCCGATTACAACAACCTGTAAGGGGATCTGCAGTGGCATTGCGTCTCGGGCGCTCCATCAATCAGGAGCGCACCATTCCCCTCGGCTATGGCGTCACGCTTGTGTTCAAGCCGTTCACCTATGCCCAGTATAAAGAAGCCCGTGCCGCCGCTCATAAGATGGCGCGCGCAAACCTCTCCGATGAATCGCAGATGGCTGTTGAGTTCGTGGATGATGAGGACATGCCGGAACAGGTCGAGCAAGAGATCCAAGGTCGCATTGAGCACTACGTCCTTGTTTTGCTCATCGTGCGATACTGTTCGTCGTGGGAGGGGTTGCTGACCGACGATGAGGGCAGCGAAACTTTAGCGCCAATCAATTTGGCGTCGGCAGGTGCATTGCTCGACACCTATCCCGGTATTGCCGAGTACCTGGGGAAGATCCTCCTGACGCCTCACAAATTGGTGGCGCAAGAGGGAAACGGATTCGCGCCCTTGCCAAGTGGCGCTTCAGCGGCGGGCTGAAGCACTGCGCCGGATGCGCTGTTGAGGACCCAGAGTTCGCTTGCGCAAAATTCGGCGGCAAGGGCGCTTGCCCAGAAGATACCAATAGGCCGCGCTCGATCGAGGGGCGCGCCTTCGCGGAAGCTCAAGATGCCGTCGCCAATCAACTGCGCGTTGGCATGGCCGGTGTTACCGGTGTCGATGCTTCTGCCTGTCTCGCCCTGATGGCGGGGCATGATTTAGATCCAAACTACTCAGCTTTGTTCCTGCCTTATTTTGAGGCTGGGATCATGGCTGCGATTGCTGAACGCAAGGAATCCCAATCCAAATGAACACCGCTGCCCGCAGCTATGTGATCCGCTTGTCCTCAGAAGGTAAGCGGCAGCTTGAGCGTGACCTGAAGTCGCTCGGGTTCTCGGGGGAGAAGTCTCTGAAAATGATCGGGCGGGCTGCAAAGCCCGCATCCGATGGATTGCACAAAGCTAAAGTCTCAGCACATGGGTTCAGGGATGGGCTGCGCTCGGTTTCGGCTGAGCTGCCTGCGTTGCAGCGTGTGTCGCGGTTCCTCGGCACCACGGCGTTGGCGGGGGGGCTTGTTGCCTTCGGGCGTTCCTCGTTGGACGTTGCAAAGAACTTTCAATCCTCCATGAAACGGGTTGAGGCGGTTCTGCGCGCCAGCGGCAGCGAAATGGAGGCCCTGTCAGCCAAGGCGCTGGAGATGGGAGCCACAACCGCCTTCACCGCTTCGCAGGCGGCGGACGGGATCGAGGTTCTCGCCAAAAACGGTCTGGCCACCTCTCAAATTCTCGGGGGTGCGCTGGATGGCACCTTAGCGCTTGCCGCAGCGCTTGGGGGCGAGTTGGCCCCTTCAGCCGACCTTATCACCGACCTGATGCAGCAGTTTAATCTGGAAGCCAGCCAACTGCCCGCGATCGCTGATGCATTGGCCGGTGCAGCTCTGACCTCAAAGTTCGGATTTGACGATCTGCGTCTGGCGATCGCGCAGGCGGGTGGCGTGGCCGGGACTGCTGGTCTGGAATATCAGGATCTGCTCACATCGCTGTCTGCGAGTGCCTATGCCTTTGCATCCGGTTCGGACGCGGGCACCAGCTTCAAGACCTTCTTGCAGCGCCTCGTGCCTCAGTCCAAAGCGGCGAAACAGGCGATCGAAGAGCTCGGTTTGGAGTTCTTTGATGCTGATGGAAACATGCGGTCTATGTCGGAGATTGCTGAAGAGCTGAAGACCGGTTTGGCTGGCCTTTCCGATGAGGCGCGCAACGGCGCTCTGGTGACGATCTTTGGCACAGATGCCATTCGCACGGCAGCGGCTTTGGCCGCGACGGGGGGCGATGGTTTCCGTGATCTTGCTGAGGGGATTTCGCAGGTCTCGGCGCAGGAACAGGCACAGGTGCGCATGCAGGGGCTTGAGGGCGCGTTGCGCGAGCTGTCTGCGGCATGGGAGGCGTTACAGCTTGAAGCGGCCAATAGCGGTGGCCTTGAACTGGCAGAAACCGCAGTTGACCGTCTGACCGCCGCGCTCCGGTTCCTGACCGAGAATTTTGAAGAGGTGGAAGAGGTTGCTGAGCGAGTGGCGCAGGCCCTTGTGACCTTCCTTGTTGGTCGCGGCATTAGCCTTGCGATCGCGCGCGGCATTGCCATGCGTGCCGCCTACATCGAGTTGGCTGGCTCGGTTTCGGGTGTTGGCACCGCTGCGACCCGGGCGATGGGACCACTCGCGCGTCTCGGTGTCGCTGGGCGCGCATTGACCGGCGTTTTGGGTGGCCCGTTGGGGCTGGCCCTTACCGCTGCGTCTATCCTGTCCCTCGGTCTCGATGTCGATACTGCCGCTGATGCGATCGAGAATGCCGATGCGGCGTCGGATCAAGCCGCAAGCGCGCTTGAGGCCTATGCAGCGGCGGCACGTCAGGCGGCAGAGGATCAGGACAAGCTCTCTGGCAAGATCAGCGCCACCACGGCGGAAATGGTCAGGCAGGGCCGTGTTGCCGTTCAAACTGCGCTGGAAGAGGCGCAGCGCGCCCAACAAGAGTTGCTGGGGCTGGCGCAAGGGGAAGGGCTATTCAACGGCGACCACATTGGCCGGATGCTGGCAGACACCTTTCAAGTGGCGCGCGCAGAGTTCGTGCGTCAGCGGAAGACCGGTCTGCAGCCCGAGTTCAATGTGGACACCCAGCAGTTTGAAAACTTGGGGCCGGTCTTTGACGATATGTTCGAGGCCCTGTCTGGATTGCGGGATGGCACCAAGAGCTTCACCGAAGTCTGGGCAACGCTGCAGGGCATCGCAGGTGCCGGTCAGGAAGTCACCTCCATCATCAGCCTGTTCGATGATGCGCTGAATGGCGTTGCCGATGTAGATCTTGAAAGCGTCCGTGAACGGATGCGCGGTATCGCAGGCGACATCGGTCTATTCCAAGATGAGTTGGACGCCATTAGCGCTGCTCAGACCGAGAGCGAGGTTCGAAGCGCATATGACGCTCTGCGCACGTCCATGTTGAATGCGGCGGCGGCGGGGAAACGACTCCGAGAAACCAGCGAAGACGGTCTGTTGGCGTTGGTGGAGCGTGCCGCCGAGGGCGAGATCACCATTGAAGATTTGAAAGCCGCGCTGGACGGGACGTGGGCAGTCGCTCAGGAAAAACCTGAAGGCACATTTGCCGGTCAAATCGCCGATGACGCAGAACGGGCGGTTTCTGAGCTTGAGAAACTTGAACAAGCTCACGCCAGTATCACCCGTCGCCAAGAGGCAGAGGGTGGCAGCACCGATCGCGGGTCTTATCAGCGCGCTGAGATCAAGGCAGCGCAGCAGGGCATTCTCGATCTGATTGCGATGGTCGAAGGCACAGATAAGGGCAGGGGGTATAACGAGACCCTTGGCTACGGTGCCTTTACCGGTGGGCCGGTCAACCTCATCAACATGACGTTGAACGAAATCCTCGAGTTGCAAAAGCGGATGCTTCAGCATCCGGATAACACATTCAATTCCTCGGCGGTTGGCCGGTATCAGATCGTGCGCACCACGCTTCAGGATTTGATGAAAAACCTCGATCTCAGTGGCGATGAGTTGTTTGACAGCAAGTTGCAGGATCGGCTGGCCACAGAGCTTGTTCGGCGTCGCATGCCGCAAGGGCGCGAAGGCTTCTATAACGAGTGGGAAGGGTTCAAGGTGGCGGGCACGCCTTGGTCGACCATTCAGACGGGCCTCGGATCGCAGTCGATCCCACGCCTTGATCCCGGCGTCCAGCGTGCCAATGAGGCAGCGGCAGAACAGCGGCTGCGGCTCCAAAAAGAACAAGAGCAAACACTGCGAGACCTTATCCTTGCGGGCGATGAGCAGCTCGCGCAGTTGGAGCTTGAGGAGCAGCTCATTGGCAAATCCGCTGCTGAACAGGCCCGGTTGAAATACATTCATCAGGCACTGGCTGAGGCAAAGCGGGCAGGGATCAACGTCGAGCAAGCGCAGGTCGAGAGCGGTGAGCGTCTGATAGATGTGATCTATCGCCAAGCCGATGCAATCGCGGCGCGCACTGCAGCCGAGGAAGGCAGTCGCGGCGTAAGCGACGATGACCGGGTTGCGCTGGAGGAATCCAAAGACGCTGTGCGCCGTGCTTTCGATGAGCTGAAAGCGGGGGGTGAGGGTTGGACCGGGTTTATCGACACGATGCTCGATCACATGGTCGACAAGCTCTGGGAAGCTGCCTTCGATCCCGTTTGGGACTATCTGGGCGGTTTGTTAAATGACTTGATCAGCGGCCTTACCGGAGGTGGGGGCGGCGGTGGAATTCTTGGTGCGATCTTTGGCGGCGGAAAAGCTGCCGGTGGCGAGCTGATCCCGAAGCGCGCTTATGGTGGCAATCTGACCATTGGGGGGCAGGCGCAAGGCTTGATGCAGGGCGTCGGGCACCGTCGCCAAGACAATATCCTGTTTTGGGGGTCCAGTGGCGAGTTCATCCAGCCCGGCGATGCTGTTGATTACTATGGCGCCGACTTCATGGAGGCGATCAGACAGAAGCGTCTGCCCCGCCATGCAGCGGGTGGGGCGCTGGGTGGCCCGGTTGCTACTGGGGCCAACTATCCGGCTCTGACCTCTCCCTTGATGCAGACCTCAGCGCCACAGGCGATGATGTCGGGCGGTGTCACGAAAGTCGAAATCTCCGTCAATGTTGAGGGCGTGCATGGCCGCGAAGATATCGATGAGGCCGTCCAGACGGGCATCGGCCACGCGATGGAAAATCTGGAAAAAATGCTGCCTGACAAAGTTCTCGAAATCCAAAATGATCCGAAAGTGAGATCCTGACATGAGCTTGGTTTTTCCGCTGGCGATCAGCGAGTTTGCCGGGATGTTCAAAGTCGGGGACATGGATATATCCCTCTCTGAATCCCGCGAGTCTGCCGAAACCACAGGTGGTGACCTCTTGTTTGCAGATAACGGCCCGCGCTTGTGGCGTGGCTATTATGTTCCAAGCCGGATCGTCCATCGCGATTATCATGACTTGAAGGGGCGCATCGAGGCACTCCAAATCGGAAACCGGGCCTTTCTCGCTTATGATCATGTGACCCCGGGGCTGAAACACGATCCAGATGGCGAGATCTCGGCGACGCTGTCTGCCAAGCTTGGGCAGGTGGAAAATGACGGTCAGAGCCTGCGCATCAAAGGATTGCCGCAGGGATTCAAGTTGGCTTTTGGTGATCGCTTCAGTTTCACGACGCAGGCGGGCGCAATTGCCTATCACCGGGTGATCTCAGCAGGGGTCGAGGCGGACGCAACCGGCTCCACCCCACTATTTACCGTCTCGCCGCACATTCTGCCCGGGGCTGCGGTCAATGACCCGGTGGTGTTGTTTCGCCCCTATTTCAAAGCTCGGATTGTGCCGCAGTCGGTGCGTCCGGGCAAAGCCAAGGAACTGAGGGTCGAGGGCATGCGGTTCGAATTCGTTCAGCAGGTGAAACCATGATTTTGAGCCAAGAGGCAAAAACCTACCTCGCCAATCGGGGTGCAACCGCTCATCGCTGGTTGCTATGGATTGAGGCTAAGAACCGCATCACTGGAGCCATGGAACATGTCGGGTTCTGGAACGGCGCAGATGATCGGGTGTTTGAGGTGGCCGGTGTCGATCGCACCTACATCGGCATCGGCGACCTTCTAAAAATTCCCTCGGTCACAGATCAGCCGGGGCCAATCGTGAGGCTGCAGCAGGTTGACCTGATGGGAATCAGCGATCAGCTGGAACTTGCGATTTTGCAATACGACACTCGGCAGGCTCCGGTTGAAATTCACTTGGCACTGTTCGACCCCGAAACGCTGAACTTGGTGACAATCGAGCAGGTTCACACCGGCTGGTTGGACAAGGCTCCGGCAAAGTTTGGGGGCTTGCGCGGCACATCTGGCATCCGTGCCAGTATTGCGAGCATATCCCGCCTGCTGACGCGGCCCCTTTATCTCAAAAAATCTGATGCGGCGCAGTCTCGCCGCCTTGTGAACGGTGAACCCGACCGCTTCCGGCGCTACGGCAGCGTTTCGGGGTCCGTCGCGACGTGGTGGGGCGAAAAAAGAGCCGTATCCACGCCGCCAAATACAACGGTCAATGGCCCAAGTTTTGGGGATCTGTTGGGCTTTCCAAGCGCAGACTGAGGGCGAATTCTTGAAAGAACTAAAGCGTTTCCCGGATTGGCAAAACCGCCTCTCCGAATACATAAACTCGGTCGCGATGCATCCGTTCTGTCCTGGCACTTTCGATTGCATGCTGTTCGGTGCGGGCGCTGTGCAGGCGCAAACTGGTGTGGACTTGGCGCATGGGTGGGGTCGCTATCTCTCGCTCACCGAAGGCCGCGAGATGTTGAAGGCATCCGGCTATTCCAGCCACACGGATCTCGTGGCCGAGCTGCTGCCAGCATGCCCGGTCCTGAACGCGCGCGTCGGGGATATCGCTATTTTGGACGGCGATCTCGGCCAGTCGGTTGGTGTTGTGCAGGGGCACTCCATCTATGTGCTGCAGCAAGGCGGGATCGGCGTTGTTCCCCTCACGGATGCAAAGAGGGCTTTTCGGGTATGATCAGGCTCTTTCTTTGCAGTTTGTGTGCTGCGCTGCTGATTGCCTCTCCTGTTGCCGCCGAACCGATCACAACCGCCATTGGGTTGTTTGTTGGTGCCTCGGCGGCTGGCGCAGCGGCAGTGGGTGCATTCATTCTCCGGGTTGTTGCAACGATCGCACTGACCGCAATTCAGCGTGCGCGGATGAAAAAGCGTCAGCGCAAAGGGGCAGGTCTGAAGCGCGAATCCACGACAACTGGCGACACCACTCCGCAATCCATTGTCATCGGTCGATACGCGACTGGCGGTAATGCCGTGTGCCCAGCCATGAGCCACGGCACGTACAATGGCCTTGATCTGGGCTACCTGACCTATGTGATCGACCTTTGCGACCGTCCGATCACCTCGCTGCTCAAGATCTTTGTGAATGGTGAGGAGGTTGTGTTCGACACCCAGCAAGCTCCGGTTGATGCGGGATATCAGGCCAGCGGGAAGTTCGCAGGTAAGCTGTGGTTAAAATTCCATGATGGTTCGCAAACAGAGGCCGACCCATATCTGCTGTCGCGCTACAGCACCTATCCGGAGCGCCCGTGGCGGACTGACATGGTCGGCAAAGGCGTGCCCTATGCCATCGTCACTATGGCACGTGATAGCGCGGTTTACTCCGGGTTTCCGCAGCTCCGTTTCGAGCTGCTCGGCATTCCGCTCTATGACCCCCGCAAGGATAGCACTGTGGGTGGTGTGGGTGGCCATCGCTGGTCTGATCCGTCCACATGGGATTACTCCGACAACGCCATGGTTGCGGCCTACAATGTCCTGAAGGGCTTTGACTTCGATGACGGTAGCTGGTGGGGCGGTCGCGCGAGTTTTGAGCAACTGCCGCTCGCGGTCTGGGTTGCCGCCATGAATGCCTGCGTCCCTGAAGCTGAGGGGGGCGGTGCGCCGATCGATGGGGGATTCCGTGTTGGCTATGAGCTGACGTTGGACGAAGAGCCGATTGATGTGCTTGAAAAGTTCATGCAGGCCGCTGGGGCCGAGTATGTCTGCGTCGGGGGTGTCTGGCTTGTCCGTGTCGGCCCGGTGGCAATGCCCACCTATTTCTTCACCGATGACGACATTCTGCGCACGCAGGAACGTGAGCTCGATCCTTACCCAGCGCTGAAGGAGACCTTCAACGCCATCCACGCAAGCTATCCGGAGCCTGCTGAAGGCTGGGAAGTCAAAGAGGCACCAGCGGTCTACGATGAGGAATTTGAAGCGGCGGATGCTGGTTCGCGCCTCATCACTGACCTGGACTTTGAGGCAGTGCCATATGTGCGCCAAGTTACCTATCTTATGCGGGCTTGGCTTCAGGATGGCCGCCGCTTCCTAAAGCACTCCCTGACACTGCCACCCGACGCACTGCGGGTGAACCCGCTAGAAGCGGTGAGTTGGACCAGCCAGCGGCATGGCTACACCGCGAAGATCTTTGAAGTCGATATGGTCGTGACAAACGGCGCACTTCTATCAAAGACGCTGGTGATCCGTGAGCGCGATGCTGGCGATTATGTTCCGGTTCTGGATGATGATATCATAGACGTCCCGGCCCCCATCGGCGTGATCGAGCCAAGCGTGCCTCCGATCCCCGGTTTTGATCTCGTTGCCTTTGAGATCAAAGATCAGGGCGGCATTCCGCGCAGGCCCGCTCTCAAGGTGCAATGGGACGCCGCAGCACTTGGTGATCCGTCTGGGTTGGAGTGGTTGGTGCAAAACGCACAGCAGCTGACCGTCGCAAGCGGCCTCCAACATGACCTCGGCGATGGTGAGTTTGTGATTTCATCCGGCATTTTGCCGAATGAAACATATCGTGCGACCGCGCGAGTGCAGACAAACCTCGAGGGCGGTTGGATGGATTGGGTGTTTGCAACCACAGCAAACATCCTGCCAAAGCTGGATGATCTGGCAGATGAAGTCACCCAAGCCATCGACACCGCGCAGGCTGCGGCGGATTTGGCGGCGCAAGACGCCACACAGGCGCTACTGGATGCGGCGACGGTTCAGGACAATCTCGCCAATGCGGTGGCGTCGCTCTCGGTGGATTACACTGCCGTGCAGATCGCCGCGCAAGCCGCAGAAGACGCACAGCTTGCGGCAGAGACAGCCGAAAACAGCGCCGCAGAACATCGTGGTGTTGTGGTGTCTACGGCCATCGATCTGCTGCCCTCCGATTTCCGTGACGATGATCGGTATTGGTCACATGCGCTTTCCGGTGATCCCGCTACCAAGGGCGGGGTGACCAGTGCCATTGGGTTCCGCGATGTGGCGGGGCAAGGGCGGGTTGCATGGGTGACAGCGGATCTGGCGGAAACCGCCCATCTAGCCCCCAAGGGCTATATCTCGCCCATTCAGGGCCGCAAGTACCGTATGACCATTGTGGCGCGTCACCTCGGTCCGCTTGGGGCGGGCACGCATTTCGGTTCGCAGTGGCGCAGGTTCGATGAGAATTATGGTTATGTGGGTTACTCCTATCAACCCGCGACATTCTCGGCACAGGACACTTGGGAGACCTTTGTCAGCGACTACACAATGTCGGGGGATGATGCGGCCTACCTGCTTGCATTTCCGTATTTCATTACATCCTATCAGAACCCATCCGCTGAAATCGAAATCGCCCGCGTCCTGATCGAGGATGTGACCGAAAGCGCGGGGGCTGCTGACGCGGCCAGTGCTGCGGCCAACTCCGCCTCAGTGGCAGGGGCCAGCGAGACTGAGGCAGGCCAGAGCGCGGCTGCGGCTCAAACCGCAAAAACGGCGGCTGAAACCGCTCGCGCCGGGGCAGAGGTGGCCCAAACCACCGCGGCGACATCCGCATCTGATGCGGAAAATGCTGCGGCCAGTGCAGCCACCAGCGCCACCGTGGCCGCCCAGACCATCCAGAACCTGAATCTGACGCAAACAGATTTTCAGCGCATTCTTAGCGGCGTTTCTTCGCTGGATGGTAACGGCAGCGTGGAAACACCCGTAACCGGATCCGGGGTTTTGGGCCAAGACGGGTCAGTCATAACGGAAACAAGCGCCGGAATAATCGATACGGCAGGTAGCACCAATGGTGCGCGCATAAGGGTTCCGCAAGAACAGGCATTGCAATTTTCCGGCAACCGGGTGCGTGTCGATATTCTGGCCAAACCCGCCGATAGCGGAGCTGCAGCCGGTTTCATCGCCGCCTATTCCACAGCCGACAACGGCAACAGTGGTCCGCAAACCTTCGCGCTTCAGGCGGGGTGGAAGTGGTACAGCTTCTACTACGATGTGCCCGCTGCCAACGGTGGCGGGCCTGATTGGATAGGCCTTTGGGGCGATAGTGCCAAGGCGGGCGGCAAAACACAGTTTGCCCGTGTATTGGTACGGATGGCCCCGCTTGCTGCGGATATCCCTGAGATTGCTCTTGTCCAGGCATCTGTCACTGATGAGGCGATAGCGCGCGCCACAGCGGTGGACGCTCTGACCTCGGTGCTGAACAGTCAGCAGTCGCAAATCGACGGGATCAGCAGCAGTGTCACACAACAGGGCACCACGCTGGCCACAATAGATGGCAAGGTGCAGGCGATGACGGGCCTGACCGCGACAACCGTCGATGTGAATGGCGAAACCCGGATTAGCGGCATCCAAGCCACCAGCTATGCCAACCCGGATGGGTCCGGCGGATCGCTGTTGAAGCTGATCGGTGACGATGTGGTGGCCGAAGGTACTCTGTCGGCCAACAAGTTGGTGGTGGGCCTTGGTAAGAACCTGCTGGGCAACACGGATTTTGCGGATGGCCTGCAAGGTTGGGACAACAAGGGCGGTCTTGGAAGTGGTCGGGAAGATGCTTCTATCGGCCTTCGTACGGCTGGCAGTTCATGGGCAGGTAAATACTACCCAACACTTGTGGTGTATCAGGCGAGTGCGGGCACCGATGGTTATCTCGACATCACCTATCGCCCCCCGATGGTCAACGGCGTGGTTCCCGCATATGGCGTCTCGATTTCAGATAACGTTGGATGGGTTGAGGCAAGCGTTTATGCCTCTGCGCACCGGTGCATTGTTGCGTTGCGCATGGAGTTCAGGAACCACAATGGCGACGTCCTGTCCTACACACCGGTGTTGGCGACCGCCACTGCCCTGTCTGATTCAGGGAACCCGGATAAGTGGCCCCGTCTCTGGGGTAAGGCTGAGGTCCCCACGGGGGCGGCATATGTGACGATCCATATTCGCAAGATGGCCACCAACGCCGGAAGCAACGACAGTTGGATGTTTCTGCACAAGCCTCAGCTTGTGGAAACCACCGGAGCCGCAATTCAGCCCGCACCCTACAGCCCGCAAGGTTCTACCCTGATCAGCAACAATCGCCTCGCCACGGGCGCGGTGACTGCCGATAAAATCGACGTCAATGAGCTGTCGGCAGTCTCGGCGAACATCGGTCACTTCAAGAGCGCCCCCAGTGGTGAGCGCGTTGAGATCGAGGATGACCGTATCCGGGTGTTCGACAGCAGCGACGTCGCGCGGGTCGTCATTGGGAGGCTCACCTAATGTCCTATGGAATTGAGATGAGGAATGCGGACGGATCATTGGTTCTGGAAGGTCAGCAGACCCTGCCGCGCCGGGTGTTTCGCATCGGGTGGTCTACGACCTTCACCGGGTCGCTGGGCACATTCCCAGACTTTGATGAAAACCGCGGGGCCTTGATGATGGCCCCGCTGGGGTTCCGCTACACCATCTATGACAATTTCGTTCATGGCGAAGGTGCAGGCCCCGGCGCGCGCAGTGGCGAGTTCTTCTACAACCCAATCTCCATGCCGACCCTGCACTGGGACAATTCCACCAAGGAACTGAGCGCAGTGGCCGGGGAAACCTACGGCACCAATGCTGTGTTTCTCTGGTTCGCTTGGGGCATTCACTACAGGTAGTTTTGAAATGACTTATGGGATCACTCTGCAAAACGATCTTGGTGAAACAATCACCGAGTATGAGGACGTTCTTTTTGAAATGGACAGCGGCGTCACTCGCCGCCTGCCAACTCTGCCCAGCCTCCCGGAGTTTGACAAACATCTGTTTTACAACTGGGCGACCTCGTGGGGCAGCAACCCAAAGGTGCCCCGCTTCGAGCAGATTGCAAAGGGCACCAAGTGGATCACAACGGGCCGGTCGCAGGATCTCTATAAGATCCACCGTGTCCTGACCGGCAATGACGATTGGCCCCTAAATACCTTTCCCTTTGTGAAAATGCCGACTGAGGGCATTTGGGGCATGTTGGGGGTGCCGTTCCGGTATCCCAGCAATGGGCCACGGGTCATGATGTGGGCGGTTGGTACAGACGCCACGGGCCTGCCCTTTAAGATGGCCGGTGACAATCTGCCCGCCACTCTGAGTGGCAATTACGGCATGCAGATCCGCAAGCCCAGTGGCGCAGTCGCCTTTGACAGCCGCGCCAAAATGATCTCGCTCGCGGGGCATTTTTACATGTCTCAGAGCGACATGGTGGCTGTTTTGGAAAACGGGGCCACCCGCACTTACAACATCAGCTCACCCGCGCCCGGCTCATTTGTCTGCGCGCCGCATTACACCTCGTTTCTCTACACGGGATCTGGGGCGGTATGGGTGCCAAGGCTGCGCCAAACCGACGACACCACGTTCCTTTTGGATCGCATCGCCATAGCCGAACTGCGCCCCGGTTTGGTTCCAGACGTCGGATATGCAGGGGCATTCTTCCACGACACGACCGTCATGGTCGCGCGCAACATCTAACCAAAGCCACAGGAGAATTGGCACATGACTGAAGTCACCCCAACCCCATCTGAAGAGCCTTTTGTGTCCACCATCCCGCAAATCGCAGCGGTTCAACAGATTATCGCTGATCTCGATGCGATCCCTGACACCGTGGATGGCTTGGACATGCGCCAATTCAAGCGCATGGCCGCTGCAAGCGGGGCCACATTCGTCACCAATCTGACAGCGGTTCTGAAGCTCGGCACACCTTCCGGGTAAACGCCATAAATCAGTTGATAGGCCTTCGAGGCCGCAACGCACCTCTTTCCTTTGACGCCAAATTGAGAGCAGCACATGGCAATGATTGAAAATAGCGACCGTGGGATAACATTGAACAAATCCCTCGCATGGACCGTGGCCTGTGCCTTGGTTGGCGCAGGGCTTTGGGTCGGAATGGAGGTCGCAACTCTACGCGGTGAGACCGCTGGCTTAGCTCAGACCATCAACGGGCTGCGCGTAGATCTGACAGCCTCAGAGGCCCGTCAAGTCGCGCTGACTTCGCGAGTGCGCGCAAATGAGACTGCACTCGCCCGTCAGGATGAGCGGCTGTCACTGATCCTCTCTACCCTGAACAAGATCGACAACCGGCTTGAGCGCATGGAGCGCCTGCCAATCCGCTAACCCCCTCGAAATTTGATCGAAACCCTAAGCCCGCCTGCGGGCCTTTTCCTGTTGGAGGAACAAAAAATGCTTGATGAAAAATGGCGCTGGCTATCCCTGCGCTCTTACACCGCGCTAGCCTTCTACGCACTCGCCGCGATCACAGTGGCCCCGGATCTGATCTATCTGGCCACCGGAATTGATACCAATCCCCGCGTCTGGTCGTTCCTGCAGCTTTGGACCATTCTGCTGGGCATCATCGGCAGGCTGGTTTTGCAGCCGCGTGAGGGCGCATTGCGTCGTCGCATCATTCTCGGTGTGGTGCTGCTCGGGACTATCTTCGTCGCAGCGCAGGCCATGGCGCAAACCACAGCGCGCCAGACGATGCAGGTGCTTGTTCCCCATGTGATCAAGTGGGAAGGCGCGCACCGCTGCAAGGATGCGCCGCTGATGCATTGCGCGTATCTCGATATCGTGGGCGTGCCGACAGCGTGTTTCGGGGAAACCCAAGGCATCAAGCTCGGTGACCGCTTCACTGATCGGCAATGCCGCAAGATGCTTGATCGTCGCTTGTCTGATGACTACCGCGCGGGCCTGCATCGTTACTTCACGCCTGTCACCATTGCGACCCGTCTGACGCCGGAACGGGACGCCGCCTATGTGTCGCTCGCCTATAATGTCGGAATCCGTGGGGCAGGGCGATCCACCGCCACCCGGCGTTTGAATGCGGGTGATATCGCGGGCGGATGCCAGGCGTTGACGTGGTGGAACAAAGCCGGGGGCCGAATGGTGCGCGGCCTCGTGCGCCGCCGGTCAGCGGAATACACGCTCTGCATGGAGGGCGCGGCATGATCTATGCATTGATCGCGTTTGCGCTCGCCCAACTCGCGGACATCGTCTCCACCACCAAGGCCCTGAAATCCAGCGACACCCGTGAGGCTAACCCCGTGGTGCGCTGGATGATGGATCGGTTTGGCCGGGGCTGGATTATCCTGAAGGTCGTGGTTTCAGGTGGGGCGGCTTTCCTGCTCTGGAAAACCGGTTTTGAATTCGGGATCTGGGCCATGGCAGCGCTGACCGCGTGGGTTGCTTATCGCAACATGCGGTTTGTCAAATGAGATCCCACATCTTCTGGGCGGTCGGCGGTGCCGCCGCCCTAGCTCTGATGGTTTGGTTTGTTTGGTCGAGCGGGTTTGCGGCAGGTGAAGCTGCAGAGATGGCCCGCAATGAAGCTCAGCGAAAACTAAAGCAGCATGAGCTGTTTCAACTGGCTGACCGGCTGTCAGATCGGGAGGCAGAATTGGAAAGGTATCGCAGTGCCCAATTTGAACTATCGCAAGAAATGGAGGATGCCGCGCGTGCTGATCCTGACAATGCTCGCCCCGGCATCGGTGCTGCCGGGTTGCGCAGGTTGGAGCGGCGCTGGCGCACTGCGCATTGAGCCGCTTTCCCCTCAAGTCGAGGCCCCATGCCCGCACCCGTCTGCGCTGCTAAGTCGGGGCGGCACTGTGGCCGATGACGAAGTAAGCCTTGGTCGCGTTGGCGATGCACTGATCCAATGCGGGCAGGAAAAGTCTGTGGCTGTTGAGGCTTACAATGGCGTCCGGGCCGCACTTGTGCAGTAGTGCTTCTGCCTTGAAAAGCGGCGTGGCCGATATTGCCCACAAAGATAGCCGCCGTATCTCCGAGAGGACGCTTCACCATCGAGCTAGGGCGATGCAACGGCGGCACCCTAGCGCCCAACTAACCACGTTTCGTGATGATTTTGGTCGCACGCAGCACCGTTGCCCGCACGTTTTCCCGCGCCACTTCCATAGAATGCACGCGACCCTGACCAGAAGGGTAGCACCAAGCCGACCATTCCCAAGGCGCAGCGCCGTTATTCGGAAATCGGTCAAGCATGACCCGGCCCACCTCGTGGCGATTGAAGCAAATCACCCAATCATCATCGCGGGACTTACCGCCTATCACTGTTTTCTTCATTGACCACATTATCAGAACATGTAGCGAACATTGAGAGGGCGTCAATACAGCCAGTTGGTCCTGTCACAGCCGCATGCGGTTCATGCTGATCAACCAATGACATGCACGGCCCCTATCTGGACTTGCGGGAGATGGACCGCACCTCGCGCTCCAGTGCCTCGATCTTCAGTGCCGCGTCTCGCATCGTGGCCGAGATGGCCAAACTATCGCCCAGCTCAAGTATGCCGCCATCCGATACCATCTCCGCCTGCTCGCGCAGTCGTTCCGGCAGATTGGTGAAACGACCCATGTCCACTCTCCCCTATTTTGGAATGATCGTGACCGTCATTCCAGCGGCACGATATACGCCATCGGGCAGTATAGAGGTGGCGGTGGCGCTGAAAATATGCCCGATCCATAGGAGCGGCCAACCGATGACAATGCGCAGAACTCGAAACATCAACTCTCTCCTATTCAGGATTGATCGTGACACGATCATCGCAGCAATGGCCCGATACGCTATCACGAAGAATGAAAGTGCCGATGGAGGTGCATATCATCCGGTCCCGGCGCTCACAGATGTTCGGTCGAGCGCCGTCCCAGCCGTGGCCTTTGGGCGCAGAAACTGTGACGTAACGCATCGCCCTCGCTGATTTCTTACTCATTTTCAGCACCTCGCTCGGGTTTCTGGACTGAGTTTTGTGACAGCGGATCTCGCCGCATTCTCGCATCACAGCGCGTTTTCAGGGTCAGCCTAATAGCATTGTATGCCTCCGCCGCTGCTTTCTTCGCAGCTTCGGCTTGCTCGAGCTCTTCGCGCTCTTCTGGCTTGAGGTAGTTTTTCCAGCTCATGCCCCATGTGTATGCCGTTTTTTGGCCCACTGTCACCGAGAATATTGTATGTCATTATTTGACATACTGTATGTCATTTATTAGCATACCTCAAGACCAGTTCACCTAACCCCGACCAGGAAACAGCCATGGCTCTGCCCGGATTCCCAAAGAAGATCACCACAACAAAGGTCCATCGCGGGCGCTACCGGATTGATCGCGAAGACGGGCACAGCATCGAAGTCATCAACCTAGGCCGTTGTTGGCAGGTCTACGCCGGCCTCACCACCGCGCCGCGGTTAAGCACATTTCAGTATGATATGCGCAACGGCTTCACGGCGCACGACCAGACCATGGCCGAAATCGAGAGGATGAAACATTGAAAAAGGCGCAGCATCCACTGACCAGCCGCCAAGCGTACCTCCTATTCATGAAGGGTGCGCTGAATGAAAAGACGGGGGAGTTCCATGTGCCCGCCCGCATTGAGGCCATGCGCGAGTTCATGGATGGAGCGCAAGCCGTGCAGATGGGGCAAATCGTCATCAACGACCCCGATGCAATGCGGAAATTCATTTGTAACGTCGAGGCCGGTAACTACCCGCCTCGCCATTAATCCAACCAAGCCCAGAGGCACCATGACACAGTCCGTCAAGATAAATGATCGCTATGACCACATCCCAGATACAGGCCCAAACTGGCGCATCTTAGACAGCGAAATGGAGTGGGATGAATTCCAAGTTCCCAAAAGACTGGCGGCGCTACCCGAGGCGGCGGTCGATCTGCTCGAATACGTAACTGCGCAGCAGGAAGTCGCGATGCGCGCTGGCTTCGAAAGCGGTCGCAAATCCATGCAGTATGACTTGCGCAAACTTCTTGGCGCAGCCCCAAACCCGCAGTCCTAAAACCCCGGAGGCCCGAATGTCCTTTCCTCAGATTGATGAAGCGCATGGCGAACTGGTGGGGGCGGTCAGGGAACTGACCAAGACCGGCGCCGCACCGATCCCTGTCACGCTTGTTTCGGTGAATGACACCGATCAAGGCCAGCTTGTCGTATTTGACGGGTTGAAATGGCCGAAGGCCGAGGTGTCCAAGCGCCTGCGCCTCGCGGCCGACTTTCTCGACGCTCAATCCTAAATCCAAAATCCGCCGAAAGGAAAATCAAATGAGCCTAGAAGCTTGGGGCGATGAGAACCCAGACGACGCCCACTATGATAGCTGGTCAGATGCCGCTTCTGAGGCGGGTTGGATTGATCCAGACGATCTTTCTCAAGCGTCTCTCGACATCATTCAGGA